CTAAAGGGTGGGGTAGAGAAGGAGCAGGGCTAATGGTTAAAGGAACTACACTACAAGACTTCGACGAAGAGTTAAGTATACAAAAAACTTTGCGTAAACCAATAGAACAAATTAATAATTGGACTGGAAAAGCAAAAACAAAGTTTTCAAAAGCATTCGATGAAGTTAAAACTACGCCTACTAAAATGAACGGCAGATTAAACGACACTACAATCATACTTAGAGCATTCTAGATACCATAAAAGATAAATAGTAGTATGGCTACCAAAATAGATCAAATAGGTTACAACAACCGAGACGAACTTATCAATGAGATAGGGTTGCGTCTTGCAGACGGAATGGTTGATGTTGAATTAGACAGAGATCATTATGACGTTGCAATTAATAAAGCAATCGCAAAATACAGACAACTTAGTTCGGGTTCAGTCGAAGAAGCAGTTATTTTTATACAAACACAAGCAGGTGTTACAAAATACACATTGCCAGATGAAGTTATTGATGTAAAAAGATTGTATAGACGAGGCATTGGTACCAACAGCGGCGGTGGAACAAACTTTGATCCATTTGACGTTGCATTTAATAACATGTACATGCTACAAGCAGGACAAATAGGCGGACTTGCTGTATTCGATGCGTTTGCACAATACAAAGAAACTATTGGTCGTATATTTGGTAGTGAGTACAACTTTAACTTTAACAGAAATTCAAAAGAATTAACTATTCTAAGAAACGTAAATCACGCAGAAGATATTGCAGTAGGAGTACATAACTTCATTCCAGAAAGTGTGCTAATAAAAGATGTATATGCAAGTGACTGGTTAAGTGCTTATGCTTTAGCCCAGAGCAAAATGATGCTCGGCGAAGCAAGAAGTAAATTCCCAGGCGGACTACCGGGACCTGGTGGCGCAACTACACTAAATGGCGATGCTTTAAAAACAGAAGCCCTTACTGAACTAGACTCATTGATTGCTGGACTCCATAATATGGAAGAAGGTAATGCTCCGCTTGGTTTTGTTCTTGGATAGAGTTAATGAACAATTGTTTTTGTGAACTACCTGACTTAGACAATCCCTTCACTGTAGACGATATTTTGTGTGAAGAAGACTTGGATCTTATACACAATTATTCCCAACAATCGAATTTAGGTGCTGACAAAGTACAGTGGCACGATTCAACATCAGATTTTTATACAGGCAAAGAGTTTAAACAAAACTTTAGTGGAGTAGGCTATATCACTGACAAAAAAGTTATGCGTACATTAAACGAGTTTGTTAGAGATAACTTTCCAGATGAATTTATTAAACGCATGTGGTCAAGTGGAATAGGGCATCAGTTTTTTCCTTGTACATTATTAGCATGGAATGATCCTAGTGATTGGCACTGTGAAGGAATACAGTACCCTGCACATAATAATCCTATTGTAACTGAGCAACGTTTTAGTACAGTTTGCAACTTTAGATTGATAGGCGACCCAGTAAATTCTCAAATACTGTTTGCTGATGGCGATGATGTATTGCAACAAGCCACTGAAGAAATTGTTACAGATTATATCAATAAGGATGTTGTAGGGCAAAAGTCAAAAAATATATTTAATAATATCAAACCTAGATCCTACACAGTAGATAAAAGTTTAATGACAAGCAGTCCTAATGATTATTTCTGTAAGCCAGAAGTTTGGGAACCACATTTAACACAAATAGCAGTAAAAGAAGGATTCAATAATCCTTTCCTGCTCAATTTAGCCAAGTGGCACAAAGTAAAAATAGAGGACAACACACCAAGAGTAACACTACGACTTATGGCTGAAAAGGATATTCCGTTCAGTACATGGGAAAAAATGGTTGACAACGGAACCTTTTTAAAGTAGTATTACTGTAAACATAACATAAGTATTGGCATGAGTAATTTAATAGGCATTTGCGGATTCATAGGTAGCGGTAAAGACACTGTAGCAAAAATGTTCGTAGAACAAGGATGTGTACAAGATAGTTTCGCGGCACCATTGAAAGATATGTGTGCAAGTATATTTGGATGGCAAAGAGAAATGCTAGAAGGCGATACTATGGACAGTAGAGAGTTCAGAGAAACAGCAGACTTATACTGGACTAGAAAATTAGGGATTGATAACTTTACTCCTAGACTTGCATTACAGTTGTTAGGCACAGATATTATGCGTACTCATTTTAGTCAAGACATATGGCTAAACAGTTTAGAATACAGAATAAGACGACAACGCCAAGATGACCTATGTGTAGTTGTTAGCGATGCTAGATTTAAAAATGAACTTAACATAATCAAGGAATTAGGCGGAGTAGTAATACATGTAAAACGCTCTGAGTTACCCGAGTGGTATGAAGTGGCTGTACATGCCAACAATGGTAGTGTAACAGCAAAACACACCATGGAGACTAAATACAGACATATACATGCAAGTGAGTGGAAGTGGGTAGGTTTCGAGTTTGACTATGAAATTGAAAACACAGGCACTTTAACAGACCTAGAAGCATCAGTTCTCCAAATATCATCCGATTTAACCGATAATACCTGAAAGCATTATAACAGATAAAATTTGCATATTTATCAAACCACCTATAAATTTAGAAAAGTAGTTGTATAATAATACCATTTACCCGTTGTTTTGATAAATATCTATACATAATACTATGTAGCGAAATTAAATTAGGAGATTATAATGGCAGAATTAGTATCACCTGGTGTTAGTATTAGTGTAAGTGATGAATCGTTTTACGCCTCAGCAGGCGCAGGAACAGTTCCTTTAATCGTCATTGCGACAGCTCAGGATAAGAGCAGTCCAACTGGCACAGGAACATCAGCATTTACTACTAAAACACAAGCAGGTAAATTAAAATTAATTACGAGCCAAAGAGAACTTTTACAGAACTTTGGTAATCCGTTGTTTTACAGCAGTGGTAGTACAGCATTAAATGGTTATGATCTCAACGAATACGGCTTACTAGCGGCCCACTCATTCTTAGGTTTGGCAAACAGAGCATTTATCGTAAGAGCGGATATTGACTTAGGTCAATTAGCCGCTTCTTCAACAGCACCAACAGGCGCTATTGCAGACGGTTCATACTGGTTTGACACAGCAAGTTCATCTTTTGGACTAAGAGAATGGTCAGGTACAGCATGGGTTAAAAAATCCGTATCAGTTGCAGATAAAATCAATATTAAGAGCGCCACCGGAGCACCAAAGCAATCATTTGGTCTTAACGGTGATTACGCAGTTGTGGCTAACACAGCCGCTGGCGGAACAGCAACAACAGTCAAGTACTTTGAAAAGTACAGTGATGACTGGTATGAAATTGGATCAGCAAGTTGGATCTCTGCTACAAGCAGTGACTTCCAGTTTGGAACACACCTTGCAGTACCAACTTTACAAAGTGATGGCGTTAGTGCGTTATCTTCAGGTGATGTTTTTATTCAAAAAACTACACCAAACACTGGCGTAGAGCTAAGTGTTAAATATTACAGCCTAGCAAGTAAGTCTTTCAGTGCAGTAGCAACTCCGTTGTTTTCAAACACTAATGCGGCATATACTTCAATAGGTACTGCTAATGTTTCAGTAGGCGACTTAATCGCAGTAGGTAATACTACAGCAAGTCTAACATTGAAAAGACATAACGGCAAAGCAACAGTAACTGGAACAGGTTCTGCGAAAACGGCAATTGATGTTTCAGGTAATGCAAACGTACAAGTAGTCTATAATGGCACAACTGTAAACGTAGCACTTACGGCTTCAATCAGTAGCACACCTGCTACATCAACAGTTGAAGATGCAGTATTTGATATTAACAGTGCATTATCAGGTGCAGGCGTTAGCGATGTAGTTGCTTCTGAAGGCGATGACACTAACATAGTGTTAACAGTTTCTTCAGGCAGAGATGTAGAAGTTAAAAGTCTACACGCAGACTTTGGTCCAAGTTCATTGGGTCTAGGCGCTGGCGCGGCAACGGCAGACATTACTTACTCTAACTTCGGTGATTTAAGTTACCAAGCAAGTAAGACAACAATTACAGGAACATTAGCGGAAGGTACTTACTGGTACGATGCAGGTGTTTCTTTAGCAAAAACAGATATCTTAGAAAACGATGCAAGTGCTGGTTGGCAGACACTTACTAAGGACTTACAAGTGGCTTCAACTGCTCCAAGCACTCAGAGTGATGGTACAGCATTAGTAGACGGCGATGTATGGTTAGATTCAGATGACACTGAAAACTTCCCAGCACTTTACAAAAGAGCTTCGGGTAGTTGGGTAGCAGTAGATGGTAAAGACCAAGTAACTGCTGAAGGTGTTATATATGCTGACTTTAGACAAACCAAATCAAGTTCCTTAGATGCAGATGCACCTTTAAGAACAGCATATCCACAAGGTATGTTAGGATTTAACAAACGTGCTTCAGCAGGTAATGTTAAAGAGTATAAGATTAATTATACTCCTGCAGGAACTAATATTGGCAACGTTTGGGTAGATGCTTCTATGAACCAAGTAGACGGAAGAATGTTTGGTTTAAGAAAAGCAGTACACAATGTAGTTAAAGTTGCAATGCAAAGTGCTATTGTTTCTAATGATGATCTTAGAAGTGAAATTAATGCTTTCAATCTAATATCCGCTCCTGGATTCCCAGAGCTATTAGATGAGATGGTTGCACTAAGTGGTGATAGAAGAAATACAGCATTTGTTGTAGGCGACACACCATTTAGACTTAAAGCAGATGCTACAAGCACTAAAAACTGGGCAACAAACGCCAATACTGCTAGTGAAAATGGCGAAGAAGGATTGCTAACAAGCTCTCCATATGCGGCAGTTTACTATCCAAGTGCTTTATCAACAAACTTAGACGGTACTAACGTAGTTGTACCACCAAGTCATGTTGCTTTAAGAACTCTTGCATTTAATGACCAGATTGCTTACCCTTGGTTTGCACCAGCTGGTTTCCAAAGAGGACTAGTACAAAACGCAACTTCAGTAGGTTATGTTAACGCAACTGATGGCGAGTACGTTCCAGTAACACTTAACGAAGGACAGAGAGATAATTTATACTTGAATAAAGTTAACCCTATCGCTTCTTTCCCAGGTAGAGGACTAGTTGTTTTCGGTCAGAAGACACTAAACCCAACTGCAAGTGCTTTGGATAGAATTAACGTTGCAAGACTCATTGTTCACATTAGAGAAAGACTTGACGATATCGTTAAGCCATTCTTGTTTGAACCGAACGATGATATCACAAGACAGAACGCAAAAGGCGTTGTTGATGGATTCCTATCTAACTTAGTAATCCAAAGAGGTTTATTTGATTATGTTACAGTATGTGACGGATCAAACAACACTCCAACAAGAATCGATAGAAACGAACTTTATATCGATATTGCGATCCAGCCAGTGAAAGCGATTGAGTTTATTTATATACCAATCAGAATCCAGAACACATTGGGTTCAACAGCGTAAGTTTAATTACTTAACAATAAAAAGGGGTCTTTTAGGCCCCTTTTTTTTGGTTTCGTTAAAACACACTATAACAAAAATGCTGTTAATTAGATAAATAACTGTAACATAAATCCAAAAGGATTTTAAGTTAGGAGAAAAACAAATGGCAATTTTTGGAAATACAAATAAGTTTGGTGTTCCAGTTGACGAATCCGGTACAGCAGGAATTCTAATGCCTAAACTCAAATTTCGTTTTAGGGTTAAGGTAGAGAATTTTGGTGCACAAGGAAACGCAAGGGAATTTACACAGAACGTTATGAACGTCAGTCGTCCTAAGATTAGCTTTGAGGAAGTAGAGATTCATTCGTACCAGTCAAAAGTTTATGTACAAGGCAAGCACACATGGGAAACTATGACATTAGTTATCCGTGATGACATTCAGAATTCAGTAGCCAGATTAGCTGGTAAGCAAGTTCAAAGACAGTTGAACCACTTTAATCAACAGGCGGCATTGTCCGGCACAGATTATAAGTTTAACACTAGACTTGAGATACTAGATGGTCAAACTACTAAACCTATGGAAACATGGGGACTAGAAGGATGTTTCTTACAGAATGTTGACTACAGTGATTCGGATTACACAACCAACGAACCCGTAACAGTTACACTGACTATCAGATTTGATAATGCAGTTCATGTTCCTGGTGATGGTGATGGTTCTGGTTCTACAGTTGCTGGTGGCGATGGCGAAATCTTCCCAGGAGAGAATGTATTCGGCGCAACATCTGACGGCATCACAGGGTAAGGTGGCTTAGGCTGGCTTTAACATAAGATGAGTTTTTTAAAGGATTTCTTTAAAATAATGGCAATGGAAATGGTTTCGTCCGTCAAGTATGATGGCTCAGAACCATTTCTATTTGACGAGAATCATGCAAAGCCTTTTAACCCGCAGAACACCCCGGTAAGACAGAAGTTTAACGGGTATGCTAATTTTTACTTTAATGGTGATGTTAGTGTGCCCGGTATTACTGATATGGCACAAGTTGGAGACTATACGGTATTCAGCAGTATGATCAAGAACAGTGATGTTCCTAGTGCCGAAATGGCGACCGACGTAAAAAATCAATACAACAAAAAACGAATTACAGTAACCCACGCAGAATTTAAACCTATTTCGATGTCAGCATACGACACCGTTGATAGTGCATGGGTTTTATTATTAATGAAAATGTATGCACATTTATTTACAAACCCAATGGGGCAATACGAATCTACAACCACAACGACAACTGACCCCAACGGCAGTGGTACTATTAGTACAACATCACTAAGTCCTAAAAAGATACCGTATGATGTAGTTCCTAGTGCAATACCAACAGGTAGCACAAACGGACCAACATACGGATTCAATTCACAATATAGTGATAACAACATGGGATATAATTTATTACCAGGTAATCAGAAGTACTTCTTAAGCCATATAGACATAGTTATGTTTCATGCTCAACGCTCGATTGTTTATACTATGTTTAACCCTATTGTAACAGGATTTACTGTAGATGGATTTGACCATTCGTCTGCTGATCCAGTAATGGTTAACATGGATATCCAGTACGAAAACTTCTCAGTAAAGCCTTTGGTAAACAGTTTTATACCCGAAGCTGATATGGAGCGTTTCCTTAAGGGCGGCGGCGATAAGTTAGAATACAAAAAACTTAGAGGCAAAGGTCCTTTACCCGGAACTGAAAGCGGTACTGCTATTGACACTAGAAATCAAGCATCGTTAAAAGAAAAGAAGGCAGAGTGGTTAACGCCTAAAGATGCAAACGCAGATGCAGTAAGCCGTTATTCACATGATCAGGGTACGTCAGACTTTTGGAAAACAGCCGGCGGAGGTAACCCTTAATGCTCAGCATGTATGAAACATTTGGTAACGAAATCAGTTACGAAAAAAGACGAGACAAATTAGTACAGTTCTTAAAGAACAGCACAATTGCTTTTCCTCTACCTGAAGCGAGTGTAGATATTTTAACCACAATGCTAGAAGGTCAGAACACAGCAGGAATGGACGCAACTAAATTACAAATGGTCGAAGGGCGTCTCACTGACATAGGATTTAATAAACCTACAGCGGCAACTCTTGCCCAAGCATTAATTAAAATTGCAGATCAACAAGGTGTACATCCTATATCTTATTTCGAGTTAAACGAAGACAGTATCAAACTAGCAGAAAATACTTATAAAGCATTAAACACAATTAGACCAAAAGGCAATCTTATTGGTTTAACAGTTGAGAAACAAAATAAATTCAGTAGAATTGCTAACGTAATCAGACCATAGAGACCGATATGGCGTCCAAATATTCCCAAGGAAAATACATTGTAGAAAATCCTAGTAAGTATATAGGAGCAAAGGCACCCTTTGCTCGTAGCAGTTGGGAAACGGCGTTTATGAGGTTCTGTGATAGCCATCCAAACATAATTAAGTGGGCTAGTGAAAACGTTAAGATACCTTATATGCATCCTTTTACAGGAAAAATAACTAACTATGTACCCGACTTTATGGTTCAATATGAAGATAAGAACGGTAAAACAAGAGTAGAGCTTATAGAAGTAAAGCCTAAAAGTCAAACAGTTATAGAAGAAGCAAGAGGCAGAGGTGATAAGATGGCAACACAAGTTAATGCTGTTAAATGGGAAGCCGCAAGTGCCTGGGCTAAAAGCAAAGGTATACATTTTAAAGTTATCACTGAAGATCAGATATTTAATAAGCCTAAGAGAACTACCAAACCAAGACGCAAAATGAGGTAGTCGCAAAACATTATCGAATTTTTTAGGTATAGACATTACAATAGGTAAATACTAGCATGACCAAGAAACTAGAAGAAGAATTTAATTTACCATCTATGGAAGAAGCATTGGCATCCGACGAAGTAGAGAAGTTCACTGAGGCGCCTAAAACAGCAGTTGTTGAAATAGCAGAAGTTGAAAAAGCACTTAGTAATGCAGAAAAGATAGACTATGCTTTAAGAAATGTCGAAGGACTAGAAGATCATAATATCGATATGGACAGTATTGCCACCCAGGCAGTTGATAGTTATCAGCAGTTAATGAATTTAGGAATGAATGTTAGTGATAGAGATGCAGGTGGTATTTTTGATAGTGCGTCGAAAATGTTAAAAACTGCCTTAGATGCTAAAGACAGTAAAATAAATTCTAAGTTAAAGCAAATTGATATGATGATTAAGAAAGCAAGATTAGATAGCAATGCTGGTAGTTATTCTAATGGGGATTCAAGTAAAGAGCAAACGTTTGATAGAAACGAGTTGTTAAAAATTATTAACAACAAAGATTAACCTTTCCTTTTTTTAATTATATATAAATATAATTTCAGTATACAGTTGTATCATGTACTGACCAACAAGGAGAAGTTATGAAAATAGCAACAATGTTGGGTATGATACTTTTGTCCACTTCGGTGTCTGCCCAAACAGTAATAAACTACGAAGATGGATCAACCTACACTCTCAAAAACAAAGAAAGCATTTACATTAGCAACAAAGATAATGTATACACTGCCACTGGCAGTATGAAAAATGCTGTTCGTTTTTTCAATGCAAAAGAGTGGAGTAAACGTGACTATGTTCCTGAGCCAGTAACTGGTGATGAACAATGCTGGGCATGGGCCGGTGTTGCACCACCCCAAGGTTTCAGTTATGAAGCATGTTTTGTTGAAGAAGAGGAAGAAGTCGAAGAAGCGGAATGTGTACCAGACGGTTTAACATTTGGCGGAGGCTGTTAGTAATATCATAGGGACCATGGAGGACCCGTTATATTTTCCAAGGAACTAGTTTAAATCGTTCTTTAGGTAATCCCAAAAACTTTGTAGTCCACTCACTTTGACCTGTAAAATCTAAATGTTGCCATTCATCCTTTCTTAACAGTTTAGTACTTGCAACATTTTCCCAGTCATTATTTTCTATAACTAATTCTATGATTTCTTTCTTTTCTAGCACTGTGTCTAATTCAGTATCGTCCCATTCGTAATGAAAAAGTTCCATTACAGTACCTCTGTCATCTACATAGTCTATGCTCATGTCTATACCCCACTTGGGTTTTAGTTTAATCATTTTCCATAGTAGATTATTGCCCGGCGCCCAATGCCCTAATTGTTCTAATGCATAGCCATGGTAGCCTTTACGTTCGTACAAGTCAGAATGATTAATGTGTACACCTTTATGTGCATGGTCATTTATATACCACTCTTGTTTAATACATGCTTTATATCGCATGTAATCATATGATCCCATGTTTGCTTTTGCATACTCTTGTTCTAATAGACATAAGTCGTAACCACTTTGGTCGAATCTATCTAAAGCATCTGCATGTGGGCAAACCATGTTCTCAATAGCTGTTCCCCACGTTCTTCGGGTGTTAAATTTGTTTTGGCTTAGTTTAAACTGCATACTTTTAGTATTTATGATAAATAAGTGTAACAGGAGTTTTAGACTATGAAAGAACTAAAAGACATCATTTCTGAATCTTTAGACAAAGAGTACGGTTACAAAATTAAAGTAGCCAGAGATTGTTCTAACGAAGATTTAGCAAAATTAGAATCAATATTGGCAAAGTACAATATTATAAGTGCTACTCCTTGGAAGAGAGCGCCTATTCAAGAGAACCCAATGGAGTTTTCAAGATTAAAAGGTGCAAACTTTACAAGCGAAGTATGTAGCTCAGACGTTATATTAAAATACCCAGTCAACGACAGAGTATTAGAAGTATACGTTGCAGTAAACCTAGGTGTAGACCATGAACGTGTATTATGTTATGGTGTTAAAGAGCCTAGAAAGTTACAGGCAGATATTGCCGCAGAGCAAAAAGCATTAGATGACGGAAGACTTGTTGACCATGAAGAAGCAGAGTTAACTAAAGAAGAACAAGCACATTATGAAAATGAAAACGTTGATGTCGATTTCAGTGAAGCATTGTTCGGTGAAGCATACAATACGAAATTCCTAGCAGAGTTAGAAAAAATCAAAGCAGAAAAGGGTGCAGACTATTTTAGAAACTACCCAACTAAAGATGAACTAATGGGCGAAAAACATGCAGACACAATGGCTACAATGCAAAACACTCCAAACATGGGTAAAGGTGCAGAGTCTAGTAAGCATGTACACACTATCGACCAAATGAGAGGCTCAAGAAGCTCGTGAACGATATAGACTTTAATAAGAAGTTATTAGAAGCATGTGACTCATGTGCTTCTGCAGACACTTCTGAAAGTCACAGTTACAAAAAAGAATTTAGTACACAAACAGGCTCGGTGTCTGTTGATGCAAGTGCTGATTCAGTTGATGAACTTAAAATGTTATTACAAAAAGTCGGTATTACATTACCAGGTGGTGGACCAGCGGCGACTCAGATGCATTACGCAGATCCAATTGAACATGACCATGCCGAAGAACCAGAAGCAGAAGAAGTATGTGATGATTGTGGCAAGCCTGGATCAGAATGTGACTGTCCTGGGCATGATCATAGTCAAGAGGAACCTACAAATCCATACAACAGCGGTACACCAGATAAGCAAGTTTTAACCAACATCATTAGAGATAAACTTAAAGCATATCTCATGAACGGTTCTAAATAACAACAATCCCCCACATAAATCTACATAAATAACTGTATGCCAAAAGGAACAGTAGGTACAGAGCTTGTAAAAGGCGCATACGATAAAGTTAGTTATGACGCAACAATGCTGAAAGAATTTCAGGAATGTTGTGATGATGATACCGGGCCTGCTTTCTTTATGAAAAACTATGTAAAGATACAGCATCCAACTAAAGGCGGTATTTCATTTGATCCGTTCTCATATCAAGATGACCTAATCAACAACTATAACAAGTATAGATACAGTATTAATATGCTGGGCAGACAGATGGGTAAAACTACTGTAGCGGCAGGATACTTGCTGTGGTATGCTATGTTTAAGCCTGACAGTACAATATTAGTTGCGGCTCACAAGGCGGCAGGTGCAATGGAGATTATGCAACGTATACGTTATGCATATGAAAGTGTACCAGACCACATTAGAGCGGGTGTAAGTGAATACAATAAAATGAGTATTACTTTTGATAATGGCAGTAGAATTGTAGCAAGTACAACTACTGAAACTACTGGACGTGGTATGTCCTTAACACTAGTATACTTAGATGAGTTTGCGTTCGTACCCCCACGCATTGCCGCGGAGTTTTGGACAGCACTATCTCCCACACTAAGTACAGGCGGTAAGTGTATTGTTACAAGCACACCCAACAGTGACGAAGATACATTTGCTAGTATTTGGCATCAATCACAAAAGACTGTAGATGAATACGGTAACGAATTAGACTTAGGTATCAATGGTTTCAAAGGTTACATGGCTACATGGGACCAACATCCAGACAGAGACCCTGCGTGGGCAGAAGCGGAACAAAGCAGAATCGGTGAAGAACGTTTTAGGCGTGAGCATGAATGCGAATTTATCATTTATAACGAAACACTTATTGACTCGCTTTGCTTGGCTAATATGAAGCACACAGATACCCTGTACAGAACAGGCCAAGTCCGTTGGTATTCTAGGCCCAAGAAAGATGCTATGTATGTTGTAACACTAGATCCTAGTGCAGGAACAGGCGGGGATAATGCCGCAATACAAGTACTAGAACTACCCGCAATGAAACAAGTTGCTGAATGGTGTCATAACAAAACACCGGTTGAAGACCAAGTTAGAACTTTGCGACAAATACTTCAAGAGATTGAAACATACGAACCTAGTGATATTTACTGGACAGTAGAGAACAATACTATTGGTGAAGCGGCACTTGTGGTTATTAGAGACACAGGTGAAGAAAACTTCCCAGGGCAAATGCTACACGATCCTGTTAAGCAACAAGGTAAACGTGGACGTAAAGGTTTCCATACTAGTGCTAAAACAAAAATGGACGGTTGCATATCGCTTAAACGTTACATAGAACAAGGTAAATTAAAAACTTACAGTAAAGCATTTTTACGAGAACTTAAAGTGTTTGTTGCAAGAGGTAATAGTTTTGCCGCACAACCAGGCGACACTGATGATTTGGTTATGAGTATGCTTATTGCTGTACGCATGATTAATTATATTGCATCGTTTGAAGATTCAGTATATGATGTTGTAAACCAAAATATAAAAGGTGCAGACGAAAGTTCATTCGATGACGATGACAGTTCGGGGCCTTTTGATGAATACGATGAGCCTATGCCAATTGGCTTGTTATGATAAACTCGGATGTTGTTTGTTGCTTCGGGCCCCCTAAAACAGGCACAACTTGGTTATACAACAATCTTGTTTTAGATAGTAAATTTAGTTCATTCAATGATATAAAAGAAATTAATCTTTGGTCAACAGTCGAACTTAATCGTCCAAAAATACAAGCTCATCCAGATAACGATCCTCATACTGTACCTACATACAGTAAAGAAGAATATTTTAATGCTATAGAAGATAGTAAAACTCCTATACTTGATTTTACATTGTGCTATAAAGAAGCACTACAGTATCCTGAAAATGTAAAATCTTTTACAGATAGATTTGACGTAACGTTTATTTGTATTCTTAAAGACCCTATTGACATATTAATTTCCAGTGTAAATTTTTTAAATATGTATGGACTAATTAGCCATAGTCAAAAGCCCGAGTCTATGCAACAAATGATAGATGCAAGTAAAACAAAATACGAAGAAAGCATAACTAGACCCGGCTTAAAAAATCTTTTTGGACTAGGTCAATACAGTGTTTGGGCACCTAGTTGGGAAAAGTATAATATAAAGTATCTAGACTATGATAGATTAAATGAAGCAAATTACGTTAATAAAGCATTGGATATTGATATCCAATATCCTATACAAACATCAAATGTTACTAAGAATAAAAAACTTAGAAAAGACCGTATGAATCCTGGTACGTTACAAGTGTTGCAAAATTTCTATCAAACAGATATAGACTACATAAGTGCTTTAAAAGATAAATACAAGTAGGAGATAAATAATATGGCAATAAGTGTAAAAACAGTTGCAGACAGAGTCTTTAATTTACTTAAAGGCCACGGCTACGAAATAGATACTTTCGATAAAGACGGTGAAGTAGTAGGCGACCCTGCAGAAGCAATCAGGTTCTTTGTAGAGAATCCGAACTTACTTGTAACATTGAATGTAGCAAGTGAAGAAATACGTTTTAGTGCATCTGAAAATTCCGACGAAACAGACACACTAAGATCACAGTTAGGTAGCATTGCAAGAAAACACTTAATGACAATGGATTATAGACTGTTTGGTAAAACATTAAAACCAGCCAGCGAAAAAATTAATATTACAAAAGAGACAGATATGGAAAGTGTACAAGAAGCAAGTTTAGGTTCATCATACGGATCATCAAAAACAAGTTACCAACCTTTGGATACAGTTAAATTAGTTGTAAAACATACTAAGGCTGTAAACGAAGAATCACGTGGTGCTAGAAGTAGGAATATTAGTAAGATATTCATTCAAGCAAATGAGGAACGTTTCTTATTTCCTAGTAAAAACTTGCAAGGCGCAAGAGCAATGGCAAGACACATTTACAATGGCGGCACAATGCACGACTCAGTTGGCGAAAGCATTGTAAGTATGTGCAGTGATTTAAAAACATTAAAAGAATTTGTTAACTATGTATCCAAGCAAGGACTAGTTAATGAATCAAATCAAGAGTATGTTAGTGTTGCTAGAGAACATATTGAAGGTATTAAGAATACATTCAAAAAAATAGCAGGTCCTAAGTCATACAGTAAAACAGTTGAGAGTTTAGCAGAATTTGATAACATTGAAATGGTCAATGAAGTAAACTTAGAAGACCACTTTACTGAAACACACTTTGATAACAAAGTAGGTAATGCACACGAAACACTATCTAAGTTAGTAAATAAAAAAACAGCATTTGAAAGTTACATAATGAAAGCAATTGAAGGTGCAGATTTCACCGGAGCAAAAGAAGTTATTGCGGAAGATCCAATTGAGTTCTCAGATCCACATGCAAAGTTAGGCTACCAAGTTAGTCAATTAAGCAGTGTTGCTAAAGACAGCAGACTTGCTAATTACTTAGGTGGGATTGGTAACAAATTATCATCAGGTGGTAGTTTAGATGCAATGGAATATAGAGCAGTTAAGGCTTCTTTACTTTCAGCACAACAACCACAGCAAGTAGCAATGGCAGAAGATTTAGCATTAAGCGAAAGCAAAAAATACGAGAAATTTATAGAGAGTTTCGAAATTTTTAATAAATAGTATTACAGGAAAGAAAACTATTTGTCAGCAATAGTATAAAAAGGTTGACAACATGGCTTAAAGAATATAAAATAACCACAGTTAGTACAAAAACCCAGACGTATTAACGAACATGGCACATATAAGGAGAAAATTATTATGGCATCTTTAGCAGAAATTAGAGCAAAACTACAAGCAATGGAATCGAAAGGTTCCGGATCAAAGCAACAATCAGGCGGCGACAACGCCATTTATCCACACTGGAATATCGACGAAGGGACATCGGCAACTCTCAGGTTCTTACCTGACGCAGACGTTGACAATACGTTCTTTTGGCAAGAAAGACAAATGATTCGTTTGACTTTCCCAGGTATTAAAGGCGGAGACATGAAGCCTGTAACAGTACAAGTACCTTGTGCAGAAATGTATGGAGACACTTGTCCAGTATTAACTGAGGTACGTCCTTGGTTTAAAGACCCAAGTCTAGAAGACATGGGCAGAAAGTATTGGAAAAAGCGTTCATATATCTTCCAAGGATATGTAACTGAAAACCCAATGACCGAAGCAAACACGCCTGAGAATCCAATCAGACGTTTCGTCATTTCACCTCAAATCTTTAACATTATTAAGTCAGCACTTATGGACCCAGATATGGAAAATATGCCTACTGACTATATGAATGGTACAGATTTTAGAGTAACTAAAACAACCAAAGGTCAATACGCAGACTACAGTACATCTAAATGGGCTCGTAAAGAAAGAGCATTAGATGAAAATGAACTTGCGGCTATTGATACACATGGTCTTCATAACCTTGCAGACTTCTTACCGAAGCGTCCTGGTGCAGATGAAATTAACGCAATTAGCGAAATGTTTCAAGCGTCAGTTGACGGTGAATTGTATGATGTCGAAAGATGGGGTAACTTCTACAAGCCATATGGCGTAGATGTTCCTGCAACTGCAACACAATCTACAACAGCACCAGCACAGGCGGCGCCAGTTGCACCTGCACCAGCAGTAGCACCTGCGGCTCCAGTTGCGGCTCCAGTAGAACCAGTAGCAGAAGTGGCACCTGCGGCTCCGGCTCCAGAGGCACCTGCGGCTCCAGTGGCAGAAGGCGAAGCAAAACCGAGTGCAGATGATATTCTGAACATGATTAGAAACCGTACATAAGGAGACTAACATGCAGAAACCATTTGACTTAACAAAGTTTAGAACAGGCATCACGAAAAGTATTTCTGGCATTAGTGCTGGATTTCATGATCCGCAAGACTGGATCTCTACTGGTAACTATACACTTAACTACCTAATTAGTGGGGACTTCCAAAAGGGAGTTCCTTTGGGTAAAGTAAGTGTGTTTGCTGGAGAGTCTGGTTCGGGTAAAAGTTTTATCTGTTCTGGTAACTTAGTAAAGAACGCACAAGAGCAAGGTTGTCAAGTAGTACTATTTGATAGTGAAAATGCACTTGATGAGGATTGGCTACAAGCATTAGATGTAGACACAACTCCTGAGAAACTTCTCAAGATTAGTGTTAGCATGATTGATGATGTTGCTAAAACTATCAGTGACTTTGTAAAAGACTATAAAAGTAACTACGGTGATTTACCATACGAGGAACAGCCTAAACTACTATTTGTTGTAGACAGTCTAGGTATGTTACTTACACCGACTGACGTAGCACAATTTGAAAAAGGTGATATGAAAGGCGATATGGGTAGAAAGCCAAAGGCACTAACAGCCTTAGTTAGAAATACAGTTAACCAACTAGCACCACATCCAATTGGACTCGTTGCTACTAACCATACATACGCATCGCAAGATATGTTTGACCCTGATGATAAAATCAGTGGAGGACAAGGTTTTGTGTATGCTTCAAGTATTGTTGTTGCAATGAAGAAGTTGAAACTGAAAGAAGATGAAGATGGAAACAAAGTTAGTACTGTGCAAGGTATTAGAGCGGCATGTAAAGTAGTGAAAACTCGTTACAGCAAACCGTTTGAAAGTGTACAGATTAAAATTCCATACGAATCAGGAATGAATCCTTATTCAGGTATTTTAGAATTACTTGAACAAAAAGGAATCGTAACTAAAGTAGGAAATAAACTTTCTTATGTCTCACCTGTTACAGGCGAAGAGATTAAAGAGTTTAGAAAGCAATGGACAGAAGAACGTCTTCAAGTTGTTATGGATGAATGGAATCAGATTCCTGAAACTGTACAAGATGAAGATATTTCTGATTTAGTTGATGACGAAACTTTAGTAGATGATCCAACACAGGAAGGAGTTGAATAATGAATCCAGATATTTTATTATTAGTAAGTATATGGGATAGCATTAAGAACTATGTTCCAAAGAAGGATCGTGTTGAAGCGGCAGAGCACCTAGTGAGAGTTTTCGATGAGGAAGCAGACTTAGGTAATATCGAAGATGAAGTGATTACATTTGATGGTGTCTTGAAGACAGCAGTTGTAGGTCACTTTGGTTTCGGTGATGATGAAGACGCAGAAGACGACGACTGGGGTTAAAAAATGGCAGGTTGGTATAATTCAGTAGTAGCAGACTTAGGCAAAATTGTTGATTCAATCGACTATTTTGAAAACGAGCTAGAAGACGCCAAATACGAATGCGGTATAAAGGGAAGCCTAGAGAAATCTAGTGCTTCTCTTCCTGGCATCACAGAGCATCGCTTCAATCAACTACAAGAGATTGAAGCAATTCTCGAACACTTAAATATAGAACTTCGTAGAGAACGTTCTAAAACATTCCGCAAATACTTAGAAGCATACAATAGACAACTGTCCAGCAGAGATGCTGAAAAGTTTGTTGATAGTGAGGATAGTGTTATCAACCTAACACACCTTACGAATCAATACAGCCTATTGCGTAATAGGTATCTTGGCATCATGAAAGGCTTAGATACTAAACAGTGGCAAATAGGTCACATCACAAGACTGCGAACAGCAGGCATGGAAGATATAGTTATTAGTTAAGATGAAACAAATTCTTGATTTGACTGAAGTTTACAATATCTCTACTAGTAGACAATACCTCATACCGTGGTTGTCTACTAAATTAGGTATACACGACAATTACGTCATAGTTAACGATGGTTTAATGCACCGCACACTACCCGAGCTTGAATGGTTTGACACTATTATATTGGACATAAGTCATAACCCAATGGTCGATGTCATATCATTTCAACAGCAAGTCCAATCATTTATTGATGAGCATAAAAACAAAAAGGTGGTAGTACTTAGCGATGACGCTAACGAACAGTATTACACTTCTTACTTCCATTTGCCCTATAGTCAGTTAGTATACCCGATTGAAGAAAAGCCTATAACATATAAATTTTCTTGTTTGAACTCTGTTCCTAAAATGCACAGACTGATCACACTGAATAAAATTTATCAGCATAACTTACAAGATTCTGTGTTGCATAGTTTTCTTTGGGATAAGCAAGAGCATTCTAGAAATCACTTGCAGACAGAATATTGGAAACAGGATCTCATAAACTATACTGATGAGTACGAATATTTTATGCAGAAGATACAGCATAAATGTCCAATTACAATAGACGATATTGGAAGACAAAGCTCATCATATGTTAATGACCACACTGTGAGTAGCCCAGCATATAATGAAACAGCATTGCATGTTATAACTGAAAGTTCGTGTGTACGTTTGTTCTTTTCAGAGAAAACATGGAAGCCTATATATTCAGGGCAGTTGTTTTTATCAATAAATGCTCCAGGTTCTATTAAGAAACTAGAGCAGTTTGGGTTTGATGTTTTTAGAGACTTAATAGATCATTCTTATGATGAAGAGATTGACTTGGTAAAACGTGTTAATTCCTGTGTTAGCGAAATAGGTCGATTAAATGATAACATAATCGATATATACCATCATACAGCACTCAGGCGCAAGAATAACTTTTTGCATCTGCAAAGCAATGAATTTAAGCAACTTGTTGAGATAAGTGTGTGATTTATATATACTTTACTGGAAGGATTAAACATAAGAGTGATATTGTAGAAGCATGTATGCTTATGCTAAATGAATTATGTCCTGATGCTGAACACGATGTAGATATAGACATTAACTTGTTACATCATTTAGACCAACAAATGGCAGGATATTGTTGGGGCGATTCAGAACTAATACACATAGATTTGGCAAGACACAGTTATGATACTACATTTACTCGCGATGATATATTGCTACATCTTACGCATGAACTAATACATGCAAAGCAACTGATAAACAATCAATATGACTATGCTGAAACTCGGCATTTACCTTATATCGAACTACCGTGGGAAAAAGAAGCATTTGGCATCGAAGAGGATATGTGCAAAAAATATTTCGAAATCGGTTGACACACCGTATCTTTTAGTGCTATACTATGCAGTACATAAATTAGGAGTATGATATGACTATTCAAACATTTGACGATGGCTATACGTTTACTTATGATCCACAGAAACCATACAATGAGAACTTCACTGAATGGCGTCTTAAGAATCACGAAGAGCGTTCTGCTTACAATGAAGCGTTACTAACGCCCGATGAAGCAGAAGAAATTTTTGATAAATTATTTGGACAATATAAGTAATGACAACACATGCAATGATTGACATTGAAACATTGGGTACTAAACCTGATGCTGTGGTTTTAACTATTGGCGGTGTAAAGTTCGACCCGTACACTAGCGAAGAACCACATACCCCATTTAGTGTAAGATTAGACATTGATGAACAAACTGCCGCTGGCAGAGTAATTGATCCTAATACTATTGAATGGTGGGGACAACAAGATAAAGCAATACAGGACGAAGCGTTTTCAGATGAGAACAGGACGCCTGTTATGACTTTCATTGCAGACCTTAACAAGTGGCTAGTTGGAACTGAACTTAAATGGGCTCAAGGATCGCGGTTTGATTACGGCATCCTTGAAGACCTAATAGAGAACAGTTTTAAACAGCACAAGAATTGGGCATATTGGCAAGAAGCGGATAGCAGAACATTAGGGCAATTAGTGCCTAGAGACATGCGTAAAGACGATTCCGGCACCCAAAAAGACCTGCATTCAGCACTCGCTGATGCTTATAATCAAGCGAAAGCAGTACAAAAAGCGTACAAACACCTCAATATTTCTCAATAATTTACCAAAAAGAATGGTAAAAAGGTTGACTTCGGGGGCATACGACTGTATAATATATACATATTAAACAATAAAGGACAGGAAAAAAGTTCAATAAAACTGGTAAAAAGGTTGACATGGACACTGGAATTTAGTATAATATACACAAGTTAGTAAGAAGGGCTTATTAACATTAATCATTATGTCGGGGATGACAATATGACAAAACAAAATTATGTAAAAATCAAGACTGGTACATACCGTAAAAACGATATCGTTGATACAGTATTTCCAATCATCAAGCCACTTAACATAGGCAAAAAAGGTGCCTTTATTACAGTGGACGGTAGTGAAGCAATGGGCGAGAAGTTTTCAAGCATTAGAGTACTTATAGAAGATCCTACACAGGATTTAGAATATGTTACTCCAAGTGTTTATGCTGAACAGCCTAAAATCGACAACACTCCTAAAGAGGAAGAAAACGAAGAACAAGCAATCGAACGTATTAAAGAACGTTTTGATATCTTGGATCGTATGACTCATGCTGTAGCAGAAGGCACAGTACGTGGTATGATTGTTAGTGGTCCTCCAGGTGTTGGTAAGTCTTTTGGTGTAGAAACTGTATTGGAAGATTACGATATGCTTACAGAAGTTGCTGGTAAGCCTGCAAGGACTGAAGTTGTTAAAGGTTCTGTTACGCCAATTGGTTTATTCCAAACACTATATAACAATAGTGCGGCAGGTAACATACTTGTATTTGATGACTGTGACAGTGTATTGTTTGACGAAGTATGTTTGAACATGCTGAAGGCTACATTGGATTCAGGTAAGAAGCGTTACATCACTTGGAAGTCAGAGTCCAACGCATTGCGTAGGGAAGGCATTCCAGATAGGTTTGAGTTCAAAGGTGGTTGTATCTTTATTACTAACGTTGACTTTGAAAACGTTCGTTCTAAGAAGATTAAGGATCACTTAGCGGCTCTTATGTCAAGATGTCACTACTTGGATCTTACAATGAACAGCATCTCAGATAAGTTCATTAGGATCAAGCAAATTGTTCGTGATGGTATGCTTGAAGAATACAAGTTTGGTGAAGAAGGTGATAAAGAAATTATTAACTTTATGCTAGACAATGCCGCAATCCTTAGAGAGATTAGTTTGCGAATGGTTCTTAAAATCTCAGACTTGAGAAAAATGGACCCTGCAAATTGGCAGGCACTAGCCAGAACTACTTGTATGAAGGGGCATATTTAAAATAAGTAACATTGCTATCGTTTCCCTGGTGCTCAAACGTTAGTCATCCCCCCAACAGAGCACCACGAAGCCCGGATCCCCTCCGGGCTTCACCTTTTATTAAGAAAACACTTGACTTTGTGCCACTGATGCGTATAATTAGTTGTATAATAATAAGGAGAGTTTATGAAACTTAAAAATACATTTTACAGTACAGGCGGCGCACTGTTATTAACAATAGCATTTATGACGCCTGCTACAGTAGAAGCAGATGAGATAGAAGAGGTAATAGTAGTTGCCCAACAAGTACAATTAATGGAGACGACTCCAATTACAAGTACTAGATTGATTAGTGCAATTATGCCTGCTTTCACTTATAACCCAGGTGGTTATGGTGGATTTATAGGCTATAACGAGCGTGGTGCTCAAACAGTACACACCACAGTATACACTAACGGTATACCAGCCAATGAGCCCGGATCAGGATGGTATAACTTTGGACACGACATTGTATCAGGTGAGAGCGTAAAAGTAATCACAGGTGCAAATGGTGTACTATATGGTTCAGGCAGTATTGCAGGAACAGTGTTAATCAAAGACGTTATCGATTCTGGTAGCACTATTAGATTTGAAGGATCTGACCCTTCTTATTTAAGAATAGCACCAACCGATAATTTTGAGTATACTAAGTTTAGATCCGATATGCCTAGTGTTAGAAATGACAACACTGAGGAGGATTCTTATGACTTACAACAAGTAAAAGTATCCGTTGATGCAGGCGATTGGACATTCGCAGGTAAGTTTGTTGAGTACGAATATGATTACGACAACTGCTACACTGCTGACTTTTCACAATCAAACGATTGTGTGGATGTAGGTGACCGTTATAATCTTAGTGTTAGAAATGATAACATTACTATAGGCAGGTCATTCACTGACAGCAAGTATTCCACAGATGGTATTCAAACTTACAGTAATGAGAGTTATAGAAACTTCTTGAGAATAGCAGAGCATAAAGACCTAAGTTCAATGGTGTCTATTGACTTTGGTGTAGACGCAGAAGCATTACATTATGCAACTGAATCAACATCAGGCTCGAACACATACGAAGATGACAACTACGGAGCGTTCGTTAGTGTTAATGCATCGGCAGTATTCGATTATAACTTTGGTATTAGAGTTGGTAACGATGATCAGAATGCATTACGTTTTGGTATGACAAAAGGACAGTTCTTTTTAAATATTGGAAACAGTTTTAGAAAGCCTACACTGTATGAAAAGTTCGGTGACGATTTTGTATTAGGTAACGAAACTTTAAAACCAGAAGAAGGCATTGGGTATGAGATTGGGTTCGGAACACTTGGTCTATTTAGATACGAGTTTTCAGAAACTATTGATTATCAATCCGGCTTTATGTTAGGTGATGTGTATGTTAATCCGCAGTACTACAACGCAGGAGACTTCATTACACAGGGTTTTAGATACATGCAGAACTTTGGTGCAGTAAGTGTTATGCTAAAGTATACAGACACAGAGCAACCTAGAGTTGCCAAGTATGGTGCTATGATTAGTTGGAAACAACGTTACGGCAAGAACGAATATCAAGTGAAGTATGCAGTTAACTTAGACAGGGCACCTAGTCAATATGATATAATTGACAGCGAGTTTTTAGAGGACTTGAAAAAGATGAACTTGTACTACACTAGATACATCAATGAAAAAGTAACATTATCTTTAAAGGTTGAGAACGCATTTGACGATGTAGTTGAGGTTGTTCCATTTTATGATAACCAAGGAAGAGAAATTTACTTGACATTAGGCTACAACTGGTAGTATAATACATAAAAGCAAATAGAGGTTTAAATGGGAAAATGTGTTCTAGAAATACGTGATGAAGTAAATGTCAAGTTCGTTGGACTTGATGTTAAAACTAGACGTAACGTATCAGACGCTGTAAAATACTTTTTACCATATGCATATCATATGCCGGCTTACAAGTTAGGTCGGTGGGATGGTTGTGTAAGGTATTGTGACGTAGGCGGTAGGACATATATGAACCTACTCGATAGATTGCTTCCGATTGTTCAACAAGCAGGATACGACATTGAGGTCCAAGACAACAGAGACGTTTGGTCATTTGATTTCCCAGAGATCACACAGACTAGATTCGACAATGTTGCTTGGCCCAAAGGTCATCCAGCAGAAGGTGAACCAATTATATTGCGAGACTATCAAGTAGAAGTTATTAATAACTTTTTAAAACATCCACAGAGTATTCAAGAAGTGGCGACAGGAGCAGGTAAGACTCTCATAACAGCCGCCTTAAGCAATATGTGTGAACCATATGGGCGTACTATAGTTATTGTTCCAAACAAAGACTTAGTAGTACAAACAGAACGTGACTACAAAAACTTAGGACTTGATGTTGGTGTACTATTTGGAGACCGTAAAGAGTACGACAAAACGCACACAATTTGTACTTGGCAGAGCCTAAGTATAATGGAAAAGAAAAGTAAGAAGTACGAAGCAGACTTCCCTATAGATACATTTCTAGAGGACGTGGTTTGCATTATGGTAGACGAAGTACATAAAGCGAAAGCAGATGTACTCCGTAACTTGTTGAGCGGGGCATTTAGGAATGTTCCCGTTCGATGGGGACTTACAGGAACTATACCCAAAGACGAATACGAAGCAGTTGGTTGTGTTTGTAGTTTAGGCCCTGTGATTGGAAATTTAAGCAGTAAAGAATTACAAGACAAAGGTGTGTTAGCAAAATTAGATATTAACATACTGCAAATGCAAGACGGTGTGCTAGGATTTAATAATTATGCACAAGAACTTAAATGGCTTGTAACTGACAAAGACAGAATTACCGAGATTAGTAAAGTTATTACTGGTCTCAGCACAGGCGGAAACACATTAGTTTTGATTGACAGACTTGCCACAGGGCAACTATTATCCGAAATGTTTCCGGAGTGGGTATTTATTAGCGGGGAGATGAAAGTATCTGACAGGCAAAAGGAATACAGAGAAGTTAGTGAAATGGATAATAAAGTTATTGTTGCTACATATGGAGTAGCGGCAGTAGGTATTAACATACCCAGAATTTTTAACTTAGTTCTTTTAGAGCCAGGCAAAAGTTATGTGCGTGTTATACAAAGCATAGGTAGAGGCATTCGTAAAGCAGAGGACAAGGACTATTTAAATGTTGTTGACATTACGAGTAATTTAAAATATAGTAAGAAACACTTGACAGCCCGTAAGGCGTTTTATAAAGAACAAGGATTTCCGTTCCAAGTGACCAAAGTGGAGTATAAATGAAAATATTAACAGTAGAGAACGATGTATATGAAATTGACCATGTACCTGACGAAATAGATGATATACGTTTCTGTGTATTTGACACAACAGAAACAGACTGGATGGATTATTATTTCCTTCCTTTAATTTTTCTGGAGAGCTTTTACGCTCCAGCAATATGTTTACAAATAGGCGAAAACACTATCCAGATGCCTATGGATTGGAGCATAGTAATAACAGATGAAGATTTGACTGGTATTGAAGTAGTGCCTTTAACTAGTTTAAACAATAGAGGATTCTTAACAGCAACAATGAATCCTTTAGGCAGAAAGATGTTAGAAGCACAAGAAATAAAAATTACAAACATCTATCAAGACGTAAAATGGTTCTTCCCTAAATTGAAGAACGGGCATTTATTAGTTGCACCTCTAGAAAACAAGCCAAATCCTAGGTGTGCATTTTTTGTAAAAGAAGCCAATAAGATACCTAATGATCTTTACATTGGCGATTTATTAGACTAGGAGGATATTATGAGTTTAGATAAAGATATTGATAAGATGGCAGAAAAGTTGAAAGGCATAAAAAGGCGTTTTAGAATTGAAGCAGGATACCGAGGTGGCGAAGTAACAATTGGCACAGTTAAGGCAGACTTTGTAGATCATTTCATAAAACCAGAAGAGGGCGATGGCGACTTAATAGATTTCGTTACCAGTTTCGACTGGGATGAAGTGGACGAGACAATACCGGAACCATATGAAAACTTTGAATCGTGGACAGAAACAAATGACATTGAACATCTAAATGGAGCATACGCTGACGACCAATGGACTTACGAAGAAGTTCCTGCAGACGGTAGCGATGATTATGCTTATGAAAATGTAGTTGATTTCGATCCTTACCATTTGTACGGCAGAGAAGCATACATGGATGACAAGAAGCCAGAAGATATGACCAATTATAAGCCAGTACTACAATTTCACAGTGGTGAGAAAGGCGGTTTTGGTTCTTGGTTTGTTGAACTAATCGGCGAAGAGTTCAATCCTAAGAAAGTAGCATTTAGTACTGTTGAATCTCAGGTAGCCGAAATAGTTCAAGACATGTGGTATGACAAGGAACTGGTTGACAAAGATTATGATAACTGTGATACTACCGGTAAAGGATACTATGCAAGTGTAGGGTACATGAATATGAAATGGCATGACGACGATGAACAATACACTGATGAGTATCTAGCAGAAAACGAATATTGGGAATGTTATGATGACGAGCTCTCCGACAGTGAGTAGTTATAATATAGATTTAAAAGACCACATTAGAACAGTATCCGGATTTCCAAAAGCAGGTATTGAATTTAGAGACATATCTAGTCTATTGGAAAATCCAAAGTCATTTAATAAGTCGTTAATGGATTTAACTTCGCTTTCAATGAGCTTTGGTGCTACTCAAGTTATTGGCATTGAAAGTAGAGGGTTTGTTTTTGGTGCCCCAGTGGCTAGAGACTTGAGCGTACCTTTTATAATGGCTCGTAAGCCTGGCAAGTTACCAGGCAACGTATACAGGAAAGAGTATGAATTAGAGTACGGTACTGCATGTTTGAATATACAATGCAATACAGATATTGTTCCAGCTGATAAAGTTGTAATAATGGACGATTTGATTGCTACAGGTGGTACAGCAATAGCCTGTGCAGATATTGTACATACACATTTTGGAGTACCCAAAGAAAATATTCAAATATTAGCACTAATAGACTTGCCCACACTTAGAGGAAGTGCTATAATAGAAGAGCATGGGTATAGAGTAAACACATTGATCGAGTTTGAGGGACATTGATGAAAGATCTAATTTTAATTGCGTTAGAAAGTGAAGCACCTACTATGGCCGAGTGGGACAATGTATTTTTTACTGGTGTAGGCAAAGTTAATGCCGCCATTAGAGCATCGGCACTAATACAAGAACACAATCCTAGTAGAGTTTGGAATTTTGGCACAGCAGGCGGTATAAATTCTAACTGTAAAGATTTAGTAGAAGTATCAAATTTTGTCCAACGTGATATGCGTTGTTGTGAACTAGGCTTTGATCTAGGCATGACCCCATTCGAGGACTACATTGCAATTCATTTCAACGACCCTGATGAAGGATATACTTGTAGTACAGGTGATAATTTTGTTGATAATCCAGACTTAGAAATACCTGCAGACTTAGTAGATATGGAGGCTTATGCTATTGCAAAGGCGTGCCAGTACCACGGTGTTGATTTTAAGTGTTTTAAATATATAAGTGATAGTGCCGATGAAAATGCAAATAAAGAATGGCACGAGACAGTTTCTAACGGCGAACCTTATTATATACAAGCATATACGGAGAATGATGATGGACAGTAGAGAACACCAGGAACAAAAGTTAAAGTTCCAAGAGAAACAAATTAAGGATCAAGCGAAACAAATAGCCGAACAGACGAAGCGTATCGCAGAACTTCACAAAGGGAAGAAAAAGTAGCATGGCAAAGAAACCGCAAATACCTTTACAAGAAGTTATGAAAGCCATAGACAAAAAGGACCGCGGCTGGTATAATAAACTTGATGCTGAAAAGAAAAAGGCTTTTAGTGCCTGGATGATGATGAGGTATGCGAGTAGTGTGCAAGGCAGTTCAGCACCAGACTATATTTGGATGGTTAATGAGTTAGTTAATCACAAGTTTACTGATGTTAGTAAGCACCCTGAATTACAATGGTTACTATTAACAGCCGCTGGTAGTGGTAAGGTACAGCATCATCCATATATCAAACCGCCCAACAGTAGAAAGAAGAAAAGTAAACGTGGAGACTTTGTGCATTCGGTACTACCTCACTTGAAAGGCGATGAAGTAACATTGTTTTTATCTTTAAATGATGACAGTGACCTTAAAGAATTAGCATTAGCACACGGTTGGGAAGATAAAGAAATTAAGGACCTATTAAAATAATGGAATGTAAGTGGTGTAAAAAGTCATTTAAGTCTGAGACTACTCTGGCTGTCCATATGTGCGTAAAGAAAAGGCGCTGGGCAGACAAAGATATGAGTCATATTAGATTGGCACACAGAGCATTTCAGATATTCTATGAAATAAACACTAGTGCAAAAGAACCCAAGAGCATCGAAGACTTTATTCGCAGTCAATATTATGAAGCATTTGTAAAATATGGTAGAGCGTGTACAGTAAACGAATGGTTAGACCCTGTGAAGTACACTGAGCATCTTATTAAGACAGGTGTAAAGTTAAAACAATGGGCATCAGACAAAGAGTATGACAAGTACTTAAAGATTTATGTTAGGAAAGAACCAGGACTTAGGGCGTTAGAGCGTACTGTGATATATCTTGCAGGTTGGGGCGAAGAAAATAATGAGCCTTGGCAAGATTACTTTGAAAAAGTATCGCCTAGCAGAGCAGTGTATGATTTAAGAAGTGCAAAAGTAAGTCCTTGGATATTATATCTTAGCGAATCGGGTGATAAATTATTAGAAAGATTCAATAGTGAGCAAGTTAAAATGATACAAGATGTGATTGATCCTCCATTTTGGATGAAACTGTTTACTGCGAACAAAGAAGAAGCAAACGAAATTAAACAGGCTTGTAAGGAAGCAAAAATATGAAAACAAAAATAATTAGTTATAGTCAAGCACCAGCATTAACAGGTGCAGACCCCAGTCTTTTGGATTTAGTGGCTTACTGTGCTAGAGTAAGTAATCCTGGTAATCAGAATAACACAGAAACAAATGAAAAACTTGTGAAATATTTGATTAAACATAAACATTGGAGTCCACTTGAAATGGTATCAGTGTGTATGGAAGTAGAAACAACCAGAGACATAGCAAGACAACTGTTACGGCACAGAAGTTTTAGTTTCCAAGAGTTTAGTCAACGTTATGCAGACCCTACAAAGGATTTAGAGTTTGAAATTCGTGAAGCAAGACTGCAAGATCCTAAAAATAGGCAGAATAGTGTTTCAACAGATGATGGATTGTTACAGCATGGCTGGGCAGACATGCAACAGAAGGTTATAGACACTGCCACAGAAGCATACAATTACGCTGTAAGCAATGGTATTGCTAAAGAGCAGGCAAGAGCAGTACTTCCAGAAGGAAACACACTAAGCAGGCTGTATGTGAACGGTACGTTGCGTAGTTGGATTCATTACATTGAATTGCGTGGCTCCAACGGAACACAGTTAGAGCATATGGAGTTAGCATGGGCAATAGCGGATGCTATTGCTAGAATTTTCCCTATGGCAGAGGAATACAAGAGTAAAGAGATATGAAAAAAAGGGAAGAAATGTTAGTAATCACCATGGAAGAATGTGGTGAGTTAATTCAGGCATGTAGTAAAATGTTACGTTTTGGAGAAGACCAAGACTACACACAACTACAAGAAGAAATCGGCGATGTAATGTGCATGATTGAAATCTTGCGTGATGGTGGACTTGTAAGTGAAGAACAAATACAAGAACGTATACAAGTTAAGAAAGAAAAGTTAATGAAGTGGAGTATGTTGTACACAGAAGGAGAATGAGATGAACGACTACGACGATTATAATTACGATAACATGGGGTCAATTACAGTGGGCAGTGATATATACACAACAATTGACACAACAATGGATACATCAACAGTTACTATTAATGATGCAAGTACACCTTATTTTACACTCGATGATAATATTACATTAGATTTTAATAATATTAATAAAGAGAACAAGATTCAAATAGGTAAGTTCGAACTTGACGAAGAAAAATTAGGTAAGTTAGATGCACTATTAAGTGTAATTGAATCTTTAGAGGATGACAATGCTATCAAAGAGTTGTATAATGCACAACGTATGATAGATAAAATAAAAGGCAAACTATGAAAATAAACTTCGATGTTGATATTGATATGGCAAATAGGGATAAGTTCTTAGAACTTTTTGATCCTATACCTGCTAGTATCAAACGTGAGCAATCATATGAAAAGCACAACACCGGAGTTTACTTCCAGCCTATTCCTTCTTTTCCTTTAGAAGGATACAGCACAATAGATCATAAAGAAGCAGAGGACATGGGGTATTTTAAAGTAGACGTATTGAATAATAGTGTTTACAAAGATATCATAGACGAAGCACACTTAGATAGTCTATTGTCAAAAGAACCAATGTGGGAGTTATTTGAACATGAAGAAATTGTTAAGCAACTCTTCCACGTTGGTAATCACTATGATATTATTAAACAGCACCAACCTAAAAATGTTGAACAACTAGCAATGATACTTGCAATGATTAGACCAGGCAAGCGATACTTGGTAGGTAACAGTTGGGATATTATTGAAAAAGAAGTATGGGAAAGAACTGACGACTACTTCTTTAAGAAAAGTCATGCGATAGGATACGCAATGGTAATTATAGTCCAACTGAATCTTTTGGTCGGTAAGGTTTAAATAGTCTTTTTAACTAACTGAATACTTCTTCGTTTTATTCGCTTCTTAAGAATATTCTGCATACTGGTCACAGGACCGAATAATACATCCGTCTCTTTTAGAATAAATGTTCTCAGGCAGTACTGTAATTCTTGCATCTCTTGGAATAAGAATATATCTATTGGCAATTGTCTATTTGACTCCCACCACCATAGTTCTCCGTAATCAAGCATTAATTTTTTATGCTCCCCGGTTTTGCAACGTTCAATATCATAGAAACTTATGATTTGTTTATCTTGATTTTGTACAATACCTACGAATTCTTTTTCGCTAAAGAGCAAACCAGTCAAAAATGGAAATTTATCTTGTAGCTCTTGTTCTTTAGTCATCGTGATATTTATGTGTTTAATTGATAAATATAGTAAAGATAATGGTAAAGAACAATGACAAGCGGAACCGCACATACATTATATAACTTAGGATATCAGACCGTAGATTTAGTTCTTAGTGCGGATGGTATATATGTGGATAATAGACCTATGAATCAGACAAAATTAGTAGTACATAAAGGGTTAAACAATCAATTAAACTTTCATGTAAGAAACAGAGACAGAGTTAAGCAAAATCTTAGCACCAAAACACTGTATGCTACAGTTATTAATCCTAACACTAGTAAACGTGTTTTATTTAAACCGTTAACGTTAGTTAGTGGTGGAACAACAGGCGAAGCAAGACTAGATTTAGTTACAGGTGATATACAAGATTTGTCACCCGGGCTATATCAAATAGCAATCAGTGAAAGTGCAGATTCAGGTGTAACACAGTCTCCGTTATACGCAAATCAAAACGATAGAATTATAACTGATTTAGAAATCAAAAGTAGTTTAGAGTATGAACCAAGCCCAACTCAAACAGCATCTGTGTTCACACAGACAGCAAGTGTTGGTGTAGACGGTATAGATTCCTTTGCAACCTCTTCGTTGTATGGTAATCAAGATAAAAACTATAAGCATAGCGGACACACAATAGCACTTTATATGACAGACTTTGTAGGCACTGTTAAAATACAAGGTTCAGCACTAGCATCAGCACCAACACAAGATACAGATTGGTATGATATTAATGCACAAGGTGATATTGGTAATCCAGCAATTCCTTATACTACAGCAACAAATGGCGTTGATCCTTTTAACTTCACAATAAACACTAATTGGATTAGAGTTATTTTTGACCAAACTTCAGGAACTTTAGATAAAGTTTTACTCAGAAACTAGTTGACTTTTAAATACTAGGTGTTATAATTACTGTTATGCATCATCATGAATTAGTTGACCAAGTACACCGACTGTTAATGGATAACTTGCCGTTACAAAATGGCAAGACTCCAGGCGGCTGGACAACATTCAATTGCCCAATGTGTAGCGACAGGCGTAAACGTGCTGGTGTTATACAATCGGGTAGCAAAATAAGTTTCCATTGTTTCAATTGCCAATACACAACTGGTTGGGCACCTGCACCTAGATTAGGTGGCAAGTATAAAAAACTAGTTGAGACATTGGGTGTGCAGGTAACAGACATTCATAAAGTTGTATTAGACTTGATGAAGTTTGGCGAAGAGCTAGAAATAGAAGATACTGACGATAGTTATGTGTACAGTGCGGCAGAATTTAAAACACATAGTCTGCCAGATGAAACTACTATGGTAGAAGACTTGCCCGATGACCATAAAGTAAAACAGTATGCAATTGAGCGTGGACTATTAGGCAAGTTTCCATTATTGCATATTAATAATCCTGTTTATAGTGCTAGGCTTACAATACCGTTTATGTACAATAACAAATTAGTAGGGTGGACAGGAAGGCATGTAAATCCACCTAATAAAGAAACAGCAAAGTATTTGCTAAACACACAACCTGGGTATGTATTCAATATTGATAGGTTTGTAGACAGTGATAGAGATTTTGTTATTGTGGTAGAAGGTGTATTTGATGCAGTGTTTGTTGACGGCATAAGTGTACTAGGAAATGTAGTAACACCAGAACAAGCACACTTAATTGACAAACTAAATAAACGTGTTATACTATGCCCGGACAGAGATGAACCAGGCAAAGAGTTAATCGACCAAGCAGTTGATTTAGGTTGGGAAGTTAGTTTTCCACCTTGGCATCCTGATATAAAAGATGCCGCGGACGCAGTAGAGCGTTACGGTAGATTACTTACAGTAAAAAGTATTGTGGATTTTGCTACAAATAATAAAGTTAAAATCCGTGTACAGAGCAAAATGTTATGAATATATTAATTAGTGGTTGCAGTTTTACTGGCGGGTCAGATGTAATACATGACGAAGAAACAGGGCTAGTAGTAAAGAACAACCAAACAACATGGTGCAGTTTTTTAGATGCAGATGTAAACAACATTGCATTAGGTGGAAACAGCAACCACAAAATAAGTCGTAGAGTGTTTGAAGAACTAGACAATTCATATGACTATGTTATAGTACAGTGGACAGCACTGCATAGACAAGAGCGTTACAACACTATGACAAAGCAATGGGTAAACTTTTGTAATGCTGGGCATGTAATAACAAATGACCCTTACAATAAAGTAGAAGGTTCTTACGAGAAAGGATTGTACGACTGGCACACAGACGACTACAAGTACATGGATGATACTCCTGCAAATGTCGGAGTGGAAAAAACATTCAATTTAACAAACAAGGCTATGACCGCAGAATTATTACACGGCAAGTCGTTACAAGATTACAGAATAGACTTTTTAAAAACAGTTATCACAATGCAACAAGCATTACTAAGAAGAAACATTCCATTTCTTTTTACTAGTATGTCTAACGAATCACATATACCTACTATAGCAATGGGCGGCTCCGGCTATGATTTTAACAGCAACCATATGCTGTGCGACTACGAAAGACACTTATTAAAAGAAATAGATATAACAAAATGGACTGGTAAGCCGATGAGTTTTATGATGGACAACAAAACAGTAAGCCACGAAGACGGGCATCCAAGTCTAGAAGGACATAAATTAATATACAATCACATAAAGAAGGACATGAAACAATAATGGATCAAATACAAGATTACAACGAAGAAATACAACAGTTATTCCTTAACTTTTTAGTTACTGATCCAGAATTGTTTGTTAGGGTAAACGGTATTATTGAACCGTATATGTTTAACAAAAAGTTTCAAGCAACCGTTAAATTCTTAAAGGACCATGCTACAGATTATAGTAGCATACCCACTATTGACCAAATTAGTGCAACAACAAATGTAGACTTAGAACGTATAGATGGTGTTAACGATAACCACGTGGATTGGTTCTTAGATAGTTTTGAAAGATTTTGTAGACACAAAGCATTAGAAAAAGCAATCTTAGAAAGTACAGACTTATTAGAAACAGCAGACTATGGTGCAGTAGAAGTATTAATTAAAGAAGCAAGTCAAGTAGGATTAGTAAAAGACTTAGGACTAGAGTATTTTGATAACCCTAAAGAACGTTTACAATACATTAAAAGTCAAGCAGGTGCAACAAGCACAGGATGGCGAGATGTTGATAGAAAATTATATGGTGGATTAAACAAAGGCGAGATTACTATTTTTGCTGGAGGCTCAGGTGCAGGTAAAAGTTTGTTCTTACAGAACTTAGGTGTTAACTGGAGTTTAGCAGGACTTAATGTTGTATATATTAGTTTAGAGCTTAGTGAACAACTTATTAGTATGCGTCTAGATGCAATGGTAAGTGGCTACAGTACTAAAGATGTTATGAAGAATATGGATGACGTTGATTTAAAAGTGCGTATGAAAGGTAAAGGTGCAGGCAAGTTCAGAGTAAAACAAATGAGCAGTGGTGTAACAACTAATGATGTTAGGGCATTTATTAGAGAGTATGAAATTAATTCAGACTTAAAAGTCGATGTTGTATTAGTTGATTACTTGGATTTAATGATGCCTATTAACAGCAAGATTAGTGCTAATGACCAGTTTATCAAAGACAAGTTTGTATCAGAAGAATTGCGTAACTTAGCAATGGAAACTGGTGTAATACTTGTAACAGCATCGCAGTTGAATAGGGGTGCAGTAGAAGAAATAGAATTTGACCACCACCATATTGCAGGTGGTATATCTAAGATACAAACAGCGGATAATGTAATTGGTATTTTTACAAGTAATGCAATGAGGGAACGTGGTAGATATCAAATACAGTTTATGAAAACACGTTCTAGTAGTGGTGTTGGTAGTAAAGTAGATTTGAAATTTTGTCCTGATACATTAAGAGTAGAAGATTTAGAAGAAGGCGATGAGGGTGCTGTAAGTGTAGCATCTAGTGGATTACTAGAACAACTTAGTAGGAATAAAAGTATCAAGGCAGATGAGCCAGAGCAACAAGATACTGTGAACCAAGCATTAAACATGCGAGAGTTTATGAAGAAAAATGACCTCTAATTGATAAATACAGATACATAGGGAATTTAATTATGTCATTAAAAAAGTCTAGAACAATCTTAGAAGAACTACAACAGATTTCTGTTGACAGAGACAAGCACCATGTTTTAGAAAACAGAGTGGAAAATGTTGTGTCTGCTGTACAGAATCTTAAAAAGATGTTACAAGAAACATACAGTGAAGAAGATGCTCTAGACTTAGAAAGAAGACTTATCAATAGCATTAAAAGTGGCGATCCAAAAAAATTCTCGAGGGGTATAAAAAAAATACTCGAAAACAAAGAGAATTAATATGAAAATTTTTGAATTTGGTGATTTAGTAAACGAAAGAGGCCCAGAAGTTGGGTACAAAAGAACTAACAAAGGTTCGAGCAGAGGCGGTGGAGACACTGGTACATCAGCGTTATATAGAGGCCAAGAAAAAGGTGCAATGAGCAATGACAAAATGGCACCTGGAAGAGTTGCCGCTATGGCTAAACAGAAAAAAATTGATAGACAAAAAGCTCAACAAGCCGCAGGCAATGCCGCTGGTGCTAAGAAGACTGGTGAAATAGGACAGTTCGGAGCACACAAAGCCGCCGCAAAGAATATGCAAAACCAAGTTGTTATGCATCCTAACAGAGACGATGTTGCATTCCAGTATATTCAAACAGGTAAAGGACAAACAGGCTACCAATGGCAAGAAGTTTCTAAAACTAAGAAAGTTCCAGGGCAACCAGATATGGATGATCCAAAGGCATTAAGAGAGCCTATACCAGGAACATACCCGTTAGCAGATAAAGATACAATTAGTATGGAATTAATATCTATTGCTAAAGGCACATATTCAGATAAAAGTATTGCAGATAAAGTTAAAGATAAGGCTGTTGCGGCTATGGGCGGCACGTTAGCAAACAAAACAATGCAAGATCCAGATGCAACCACAGCCGCTAAAGTAGGCGCTGTTGCAGGTGCTGGGTTAGGCAGATTGGCATCTAAAATGATTAAGAAGCCACAAGTACAAGCACCAAAGCCTGAATTACCACTACAAGGTGTGCATATGAACGATATAAAACTGCACCAAACAGGTATGGTTGACCAAGGCAAAGATCAGGGTGCTAGAATAGAACATGCAAAACAGTTTTTAGAATTGTTAAAGAAACATGATGTAAAGTATGATGTTGACAAATATGTTCAAGCAATTACTCCTGCTATTAAGAAATCAGGACTACAGAAAGCGGCCCCAGAGTTTTATGGTCAGTTTGTAAAACAAGTTAGAGCTATGAGAGCCGAAGCATTTGAATATGCAAACAGTGTATTAGAAGCGGCAGGCATTACTTGGGAACAAGCAGGTTATAAAGTATCATTACATGAAGATGCAAGTGATGTTGTGTTCTTAACTCCTATAGTAGCAATGGCCGAGTTAAACGAAGCAATTGAAATACAGGAACTTAAGAATCTAGCAGGTATGTAGTGGACAATCCACACGTCAGTGGTTCGGACAACTGTAAATTTATTTCTAATCCTTCAGACGATATTTATTTTGCGTTAGAGAAGTCCTTTTGGTATGATATTGCACAACAATTAGATAAAAAAATTCTTATATTATGCGATAGAACAATGTATTGTATTCCTGCAACATTGGCTTTCTATAGAGAACTAACAAAATCCGAGTTTAAACCAGACCTTGTTATTATACTTTTTGCGTGTGAGCCAAATCTTATGGGTTTAGATAGAGACACACAAACTGGTGGCCACAAAAATTTAGAAGCAAGTAAAAAAATAATGCTGAAGCAAAATGCTGATATACGCACTTTGTATGACAGTATAAAAGAGCCTAAAGTTATTCTATCTTCAGACCCTAATCAAACAGATCCTTACTATAACATAATACACTTTAACATGTTTTATTTTCTTACATATAATCATGTAACAAAGACTATTCCGCCCCAACACAAACAGCATAAATTGTCTTGTTTAAATAGAGTTGCAAGACCTTCTAGAATACACATGTTTACTAATTTAGTTAAAGAAGATTTCTTTAAAGATATGTATTTTTCTTTTCATGGGTTAGGATTAACCCAAACAAAATCAGGAAACATATTAACGGATAATAACACCGTGCCAAAGGCATTGTATGAGTATATGGGACCATCGCGTGTAGCACTTAACGATACTGAACTACAGTATATCGATGACACCCTAAAACAACAATGGCATCTATTGCCTATAAGAGTGCAAGAAAGTTCAGAATATAATCTAATGGATAAAGTTATACGAACCGGAATAGATGTTAACGATGCTTATTCAAACAGTGTGTGTAATATAGCAACTGAAACTACTACATGGTGGGCAGACAGCAACGTGTTTTTAACAGAAAAGACTTACAAGCCTATAGCATTAGGCATGCCGTTCTTTGCACAAGCAGGATCTGGTTCAATAGCATACCTTAGAGAACAAGGGTTTGATGTGTATGACGATGTACTAGACCATTCGTACGACACAGAAGTAGATTATGCTAAACGTCAAACTATGCTTATGGACAGCATAAGAAAGTTTATGCAATCAGACTATGTAAGAGATATTGATAGGGAAAAACGCAATGCCGACCATTTTTATTCAGCTGAAACATACAACTCTTACTTCGATCCGTTTATGAAGCAGTTGACGAATATTAAATAAACTGTTATAATGTGATAAATACATGTAACTTAACAGTGAGTTAATATGAAATTTATTGAAATATCAAAACCATTAGTCACATCTATTCTTAGCGAAAGCATATTGTTAGAAGGTAAGGATGGTAAGAATACCCATTTGGAACATTTAGAAGATAATATATTAATGAAAGGGTATCCAGGTGCCAAAGAAGCAGTAGATTACTTATACAGTTTACATTCTATGCTCGATGGTAACGCAAAATCACCGATATCAATGACTACTAAGTGGGATGGAGCACCTGCATTAATATGCGGAAAAGATCCTGCAACAGGCAAGTTTTTTGTAGGTACTAAAGGTGTGTTTGCAACACGCCAGCCTAAAATTAACTTTACTGACAAGGATATAGACGCTAATCACCCGGACACTGTTCAAAAAGGCGAACCTAAAAGTGCCGAAGGGTTGAGACGAAAGTTAAAACTGGCACTGAAGTATCTCGGTAGATTAAACTGGGACACTGTAGCACAAGGTGACATGTTGTTTGCTGGAAGTAAAGACATCAAAACAGTTACTCTTGATAACCAAGAGCATATAATTTTTAAACCTAATACAATAACTTATGCTGTTCCTAAGAACAGTGACATGGCAAAACAAATATTAAACTCAGAGTTTGGCATAGTATGGCACACAGAATATGTAGGCGGCCCTACACTAGCAGACACAAATGCAAGTTTTGGATTTGACAGCAGTGTGTTAGGACAAGCAAACGGTGTATGGCACAGAGATGCACTTATCAAAGACCTCAGCGGCACAGTTACAATGACTACTGAAGAAAGCGATGACATACTGAATGCTATAACTGTGGCAAATGACTATCTTAAGACTATTGATACAGAAACATTTAAATGGTTGCAACAAGGCACAGATTTAATAGGCGACAAAGTATTTTTACCTCAGCTCAAAGCACATGCTAATAATCAAGTTAGACAAGGTCATTTTGACGAACCTACAAAATTTGCACAAGACTTTGTTACAAAATATATTAACTACATGGAAAAAGAAATTGCTAAAGTCAGTACACAAAAAAGCATAGATGCTAAGACAGAGATGATGATACAAGGTGTTAAGTTTATCAAAGAACATGTTCCGAGTATTGTAGCAGTATATGACTTGTACTTAAAACTTATTGAAGCAAAACTTAAGATTGTTAAGAAACTAGAACAAATTAAACAAATCGGAACGTTTATACAAACAGATACAGGTTTCGACGTTACGGCAGAGGAAGGGTTTGTTGCTGTAGACAGGATAGGCAATGCTCTTAAACTAGTTGATAGGCTAGAGTTTAGTAGACTAAATTTTGGCTCAGGTAAGCCGGGCTCATAATATGGCACAATACGACTTCCAAATGATAAACCAGGATTTATCAGAGAGCAAATTATTAAGAACAACAAGTAACTTTGGTATGCTTAAAGGTAGGTCTATTGCAGACCTACTGTATTTGCAAACACTACAACTTATTATGTTTAACAGAGACTCTAAGCAACGAGATTACTCTGTTGGTTATGCAAGAAAGACAACACAGTTTGGTCCTTATGCACTTTTTAGAACAACATCAACTGATATATATGTATTGGCGTTTGCTTTAGATAATCCGGAGTATCAAAGTTTAAACATCTCTACTAGAGAACAAAAACTATTAAAATCTGTACAATTTCAAAACAGAAGACATTTTAATTTTATAAAAAGAATGGCTGTGCGTCCACCGAATAGAAGTGAGACAACAGCATTCCTTGTAAGATTGGAAACACAATTAAAAATAACAAACTCTTTGTTCAAACAGTTAAGGCGTTTAATTATAGATTGGGAAGATTTAAAATATGCCCAAAAACAGTTTGTGGTATCTAAGTTAATGCAACAACAAACAATGCTAAGAGGCAAAGCAAGTGACTCATACGAGCATTTACATGCTATGAAAAGAGAAAGAAAGTATACTGACACTAGTAAAAAGTCTGGTTATAAGGACAGTCCAGTAATACCAACACTTACTAAGACTAAAATACAAGGCACAACTGGTTCAGGTATAGGAAAGATTGCAGGCTACTGGGCCAGTGGACGAAAAAAGGTATAAATATAGATATGAAGATTTACGAAATTGTACAAAACTTAGAAGAAGAACAATCAACTGCTGAAATGATTGACAGTGAGATTGATGATGAGATAGGTCCTCCTGGAAACAGACGCCCCGGATACGAAGGAGTAGACAAGGCGGCTGTAAAGTCCGTAGCAATTGGCAAATTTACCACAGGTGGTCCTAGTATTACTCCAGGTATAGCAGTTAAAATGGCAATGATACAGGTACACCCTGACATCGAAGATAAGATAATGAGGCGTAATTCTTCTACATCAAAATCTAATAGCCCACAGCAAACGAAAAAGAAAGGACTAGACATTAGTCCTAGCAAAAGTGTAAACAAGGGTTGGGACGATATGACCCACGGACATTTAAGAAAAGGTAGAGAACTTAAGGCTCCAAAAGGCCCTTCATCCTTTGATGTTAAACAAACTGGGAAGGCAAACTTCGATGCTGGCAAGAATAGAGCATCTAAAAGGGCACAACAACTTAAGAATATTATCGGCACTACTCCTAAATAATACAATAATTAAAACTATTTTTAAGCCAATTGGCATAAATAAGTGTAACATATACATTTTAGGAGAATAAAAATGGCACAAACTCAAAACGCAGGGGCGGCAGTTGCCGCTGGTCACTACAGTGGTCTACCTTTAGCAGGTATCCAGATCGATTTCGGTGCAGACGTTTCAGCTAAATTGGCTGTAGGCGGATGTGTTGATTCAGTATTAAAAGCATTTGGTATTGAAGGTTTAACACCAGTAGCAGTTGGCACAGTCGACGCAACAGGTGGAGCTGGACAAGGACTTAGAATCCTTTTTGAAGGCGAACACGGTACTGACACTTATGATGGAACTAACTCAGAAACATTAGCGGCTCACTTAGAAGACGTTATTATTTCATTGGGCACAGTTGACGGTGTTAACTTAGCATTAGCAACAATTACTGCTTTCGATCTATAAGAAATTGTAATAAAAACAATGAAAAAGCACCATTTACTTGGTGCTTTTTTTTGACTGATTTAGATAAATAAAAGTAACAAGCGTATGCTGAAGAGCATACAACCAAGTTTAGGAGATTAACATGGCACAAACAAGAGTAAACGGTGCAGTAGCAGAAGGACAACTATTAGTAGGTTCTTTAAGCCACTTCATCATCGACGAAGTAGACGGAGTAGATGACATCAGTTCATTTGGTTTCACAGCAGGTGCGGCAAACAAAGGTGAAGCATTAGTTTCAGCTTTAGCAACAATCTGTACACCAGTAATTATTACTTCTGTTTCAGCAACAGTAATGCATGTAGCAGTAGAAGGTCAACCTTCAGCGGCATCAGTATTAGCGGCAATCCAACCAGCATTAACTGGTAACGGTGCAAACGCAACTGCAACAGCAGGTGAATATAGAGTAGCGTAAGTTTAACTACTTTACAACTTTTAAAAAAGCACACTACGGTGTGCTTTTTTTTGGCTTTCGTTCCGGAGCCATATTTTTGTGTATAATGATAAATACTACAAATAACACGGAGACACACATGAGTATGACAAGAACAGGAGCAATGGGATCAGTTGAAGTACTAACTGGTAACATAGAATTTTTTACACTGTTTACATCTTTAGATATATCCGTAACTGGTGATTTTGCAGATGCTACACAGAAAGATTTTGAGAGCGTTGTTCAGGTAATTGGTTTGAGAGCTATGCCAACAGTGATGAATAATCCTGTATTTTTAAATGGTATAGGGCAGAACTTACTAGAGAATTACGGAGCACCAAGTTTAACAGGTGCAGGTTATATCTTTAAGTTCGCAACAGAACAGCCCGGAGCACATACGGTACAGACATTGATAGACGAGTTAGACCTTGTCGTTTTAAACGACGGGACAATTAATACTAAAACAAGTATTAATATGGAATTTACTAAACAGGATTTATTGTAAAATGGAAGAACGTAATCAACCAAAACCAGTTGAACAAGAAGTGTATGCAGAAAAGGGCAACTTAGAAGCACACATTATTGCAGACATGCTGAGAATAGAAAGTATCACTACTGAACTAAGAGAATTCAAAGACGATACAAAACAAAGACTTAATAAATTAGAGAACTGGTTGGTAGCAATAGTTGGTACTAGTTTTACAACACTTATTGCTGTAGTAATCGGTTTGATGGTTAATGTATTTGGAAAATAATGAGACTAGAAGATATAACAGAAGATACAATTACTGAAGCCAGAATGGTTTGGCGTAGAAGCGGTAAGAAGATCAAACGTGCTGTTAGATGTACTAGCGGAAGGCGTAAAGGTAGAGTAGTTAGTAGCCCAGCACAATGTTCTGCTCCTATCAATATGAAAAAACGTATGACGTTGAAAAAAACAAAAGCAAGAATGGGCAAAAGACTTTCTAGAAAGTCGCAAAGAACAAAAAGACTTAATCCTGCAAGTAGAAGATTAAGAACATTAAACAGGCGATAATACATGAAATTTACGGATGTGAGAACTTTAGAAAGTGTACTAGCAGAATATGGTATGAGTTCTGGAGCAAGTACACCCACTAGTCAACAAAAGACTGGGGCAACAGCAAAAGCAAATGCTAAACCTACAACTCCTACAACTACTAAAGTAGATAAAGGTAGTCCAACAGTGACACCTGGGTTAGATGTTAAAGATGCAGAGCCTGAGAAAGTAGAACCAACTTACACGAAGTCTAAAGCAAAGGATATAGAAGTTGATGCAGAATACCACAACGATAAAGGCGAAGTAGCAGGAAAAGTAGTTAGTAAAGTTGGAAACAATCCAAATCCAGACAAAGTTGTAATACAAGATCCTAAAGGTGAGTACCAATTAGTCGACCCAGATGAAGAAGTACAAGTACTTAATGCTAGTAAACTTTCCAAGTTGAGTAAGTCTAATTCATCAAATCTTAAACTAAACAAAATAAAAACAGGCATGAAAAAACTTGTGCGTAAATTTAAATTGCGTGAACAAGGACCTGAACAAATATTTGAAATAAACTTTAATAGAAAAAATATTGCACAGCAGGCACTTAACAGTCCTATTAAATGTGGATTCGAAGCAGAAACAGTATTCCAGGATGTTATGGACAGAGGAAGTGATGACGACGACTGGTTGTACGAATACAATTGGTACGACATTGAAGAATTTATTAGAGACCAAGAAGGCAGTGGCAGTGTTGACACAATCAATGAAGCATACAGAGAATGGATTTATGAAAAGGCATATGATTTAGAAGGCGACATAATGCAAGACTTAGTCGCAGATAGAAAAGAAGATGAAGATGAGTTAAATGATTTTGTTGAATCAATGCTAGACGAAGATGATATAGAAGCGTACAAAGAAGAAGAATTAGAAGGTATGGACGATGAGCAAAAAGAAGAGTTTGAAGATTGGGACTTTATTGCATGGGGCAGACAGTATACCGAAGAACAACGAGAAGATGAATACATTGAGTGGCTCGAAGAGAAAATCAGAGACAATGGCGAAGCATTAGAAACAGCAGTTGAGACAGCTGAATCTGAATATGATCACGATGACTGGGCTAATAGAGAATACGGTAGTTGGAGTAGTTGTTTAGGTGAACACGGTATTTACTTGTATAACGAAAACGGCTCAGGCGAAGGTGTAGGTGAAGTAGCAGACATGTTAAGAAATTGGGCCACCGATAACAGTAAAGTTAGTGATGATGTGGAACATGGTGAATATCACTCGAGTTATGGTACTAACAATGACTTTTGGCGTGTAGAGACTGACACCAGTATTGATGCAGATGAAGGCACAGGCGCAGAAGTCATTTCTCCTGTTTACGATACACCTAAGCAAATGCTGGAAGAAATGAAAAGCCTGTTCGATTGGTTCCAAAAGGAAAATGTAGAAACGAACAGTAGTTGTGGATTACACATTACAATGAGTTTAGACAGCGAAGAAAAGGAAGAAGTAAATCCAGTTAAACTTGCTGTACTGTTAGGCGACAAATACTTGTTGAGTACATTTGGTAGATCAAACAACAGTTATGCAAAGTCACAGATTGAAAGTTTAAAGAAAGCCGCACAAGACTTAAAATCGAGTCCAGAAAACACCAAGACTATAAAAAACATAGAAAATATTCTTAAAAAAGGTATTAATCCAGGCAAGTTTAGTTCTATAAACTTTAAAGACCAAACTGATAGTCAGACAGGTAATCAACTTATCGAATTTAGAATTGGTGGCGGCAATGACTATCATTTAAACTTTGATACAGCCGCAAAAGCAGTTATACGTTATGCTGAAACATTAAGTGCGGCATACAGTGATAAAATGTATAATGCAGACTATGTAAAAGCATTATTCAAACTAATAAACAGTTTAGATGAAATTGATGCAAAAGATATAGAACGTGTTAAAGGTAGATTCGATGTAGAACTACCTATTGTAGATGTTATTAAAGACTACTTTGATAAAGCCATTTACATTGATTCAATGGATTCGGTTGCTGTAGCAGTAAACAGTCTAATTAGATATAGAGAATTCTCTCAGCCAAATGCAGATGAGCAGTGGAAACAAGCACTTGCAGATTATGAAGAGAGAACAGGCAAGAAGGTGGAAGTAGAAGAAGTAGAAGAAATGGAGCCTTTACAGGCACAGGAACCTATTACAAGGCCTTACAAACAAGCACCAAGTAAACAAGCACCATTGTATTTGAAAAAAGCACAGGAAAACTTTGCACTGGCAATTGGACAGGCAGGATTTGACCTTAGTTCAAACAAAAGTAGAGCAAAACCTAATGCGAAATCCATTGGTGAATTTAGAAAATCTCTAGCAGACTTTGAACTTACATATGATAAGTTGGCTAAATTAATACTACAACAAGAAGATAGAGTACAAGTTCCTAATCAGGCACAATCAACACCACAAAAGAAGTTAACCACAATACAAAACGGTGTTGACAAATTATTTAAGAAAAGTATTATTACACTTCCTGCTTTTTTAAGTGGACCAGAAAGTGACAAAATTGTTAAGGGAATGTGGTCGGCATCACAAAGTGGTGCATTACAAGATGGCGAACAAAATAAAAAATTCTTTAATGCTTTAGCAAGTGCTACTAATGTAAATGCAGAAACAGTAGCCGCGGCATGGGATAGTGTTAACAAGAATGAATTTAAAAAATTCAATCAAGATATGACAAGAGGTTCTTATAACAGTACCGGCATTAATAGTGACAACAGTTGGTTTCCAGTAGGCTCTCCAGTTAATAAAGCAGGACTAAAGAAATTACTCACTCACTTAGCAGATTATGAAGAGTGGAACCACCCAGTTAAGAAAGGTCATAACCCACAAGTAAGCGGAGATGATTCTTATACAGATAATGCACTTAGTAAAATGCAAATTAACTTAAGAAAGAGATTTGAAGAAATACAACGTATGAAAGATGTGCAACCAGCACAACACTACGATATGCTAAAGGTTGTAAGTAAATCTTTAACAGAATTATTATCAGCGGTACAAGCCACAGATAAAATGATGCCAGAAATGGACCCTTCATTAAAAGGTGATGAGGCTCACGGTATGTCACAAGATGGTCTAGATTACTTTGGTATGAGATCGTCACAAGCAGAAACATTGACAACAATTGCTAGACAGTTGGCAAACCCAGCTGGAGCAGATCCTTTTTCTGAAACTCCTTTAATTCAAGTACAGCAACAACTACAAACATATTTAAATGATGTATTCGAAAGAAATCATCTTGCTAAAGCAAAGTATGGTGCTGACGTATTTACTAGAGGCAAACTGCCTGAACTAATTAAGACTAGAACTGATGCTATATCTAAGTTTATAAACACAGTAGACAAGCTCGGCAAAGAGTTAGGCTTTGATAGTACTGGTATTGATGTTGACAAGAAAAAACAACTTCCTAAAAAACAAAAACAGTTTATGAAGAAACATGGCGATCCATCAATTGCTAAGATAAAAGCATTTAGTTTTGGTGGTGACGTAATGGTCAAAAAAGAATTTGCTAAAGAGCTTAGTACACTAGGCGAAAGAGAATTAACTTCCAGACTTCAACAGCCTGGTTCAATTCATGCAACTCAATACAAGGATATACTAATTATGCCCTGGGCACACAGCAGTGCAATTAGAGATGCTATTGAAATATTAAATAATCCAGAAAAATATAAAGATAACTGGAGATGGCCAGTTGCTGAGGAAATGAAAACTAGATTTATAAACAAATACGGCTACGATTACGAAAGTGTATTTGACCATTTTGTATCTTATAACGAATCTAACATTAAGCAAATACTACAAAAAAGAGGAGTAGAGTTCACTGATGAATTGGGCGACGGTAGAGAACCTAACTTTGCTCCATTAGTTACACCAGATGTAGCAAAGGGCCCAGATGGTGAACCTTTTAGTCCAACATCAGCAACGGTATGGAAAATGAATAAAGAAAATGCATTCGATGAATTCGACGGTTTGCCATTAGAAGAGCAAATTAATATTATTAATAAAGTTAGCAAAGACAAAATTGATAAACTTTACGAAAACAAAGATGATTTACCTAGTGGATACCATAAATGGAAAGTATCATACAAAGATGGTAGAACTGAAGAAGTGATAGCACAGAGTACATATGGTGTCAGAAGGAAATTAGGCAACGGAAAAGATGTCAGCAAAAAAGAGTTAGGGATTAAAAGTATAAAGAAAATTCCTCAGATTGGCAGAAAGCCTAAAGGTTCGTTTGGATTTAACAATAAAGGTTTTACTAAAGATCAAAGGGATCTTAAAAAAATTAAAGATAAAGAATTTGAAAAAGACCCTGGTTCATATGTACATGATCGAAATATGAGCCATGCTAATATCGAAGAAAGTGTACCAGACTTTAAACAAGTAGATACTATTAACAGATTAATGTCAGATCATTTTCCAGTAGGAGATCTTAAAAAACAGATGTTAGCCTACCAGGCGATTCCTGTACCTGCAATGTTAGATCATTTTAGACAACTAAGAGCTGAAGCAGGCGATGATGCATGTGCTAGAAACATATTGCAAATGTTTGTAGGTGTTTTACCCGACGAAACAAAAGCAAAAATTAGAATGACTGAATGGAGCAAACAGCACGTTACTAAACTAATTAACGAGTATACTGACTTAGGTGTTGAAAAAGATACTATTATTAAAACTATTAGCGGACTAGATGCCAGCAATGAGCAACATGCTAATATACTAGATAGAATTTACAAATTACTTAACAGTGACCATATTGGTAAAACCTTAGACAAAGCATTTAGTTTTCCATTAATGGACGAGCCACTATCAGATAAGCAAAAATCAAAAGTTATACAAGATGTAACAAGGATAATCGGCGGACTAGACAGCGACTACGGCACAATGAGCGGCTTCATAGCACGTTTAGAGAAACAAGGCACTGTAGTAAACATTAAAGAGTTAGACAAACCTATTAACAGTTTCCAAGCAGTGTTCGGAGATGATATATCTATATCAGCCTTTAGGGCATTAACATCATATGGTGTTGGTGTTAACCAAAAAGGTCCAGGTGAATATGGCTTGGCATGTTTAAGTAATCAGATTAGCCTTGCAGAAGGTGAAGGTGACTTGGAGATCAAGGGCATAGGCAAAGTAGAACTTAAAGCGGCTACTAGTAGCACAGGCGGAAGAATTGGTTACGGCGGCGGAAGTCAAAAGGCTAAGAGAGCAGTTATCGACAAGTACGCAGAATACATTCCAACTGTTATGTCATCCATTGGCGGACAAGGTGGAAGTTTAGGTTGGACTAAATTTATAAACGGTTTGAACGTAGACTTACCAGCAACTGATGTAAATAATCAGAAAGTAAGAAAAGCAATAGCACAGGAACTATTCACAATGGATATGGAAGGCTATGCTGGCCCATTATGTGATGCTATAGCAACGCAGACGGATATAACCCAACTTGAAAATGTTTACTTAACACAAAACTTCTTATGGTATAAGGACAGAGATGATTTTGACGGGCTATTGCTAATAAGTATACCTAATATGAAAACTGCAATGATTAAGAATGAAAAAGATTTGATTGCATTTAGACGTAGCGGACATTCAATGTCAACGTCAATTAGTGTTATACCAACACAAGCAGGCGCTGGTAGAGAGCAATGGGCTCAGTTAAGTCTTAACAAAGGTGTACTATAGTGAGAACGACAAACTTTACAAGTTGTCCACGAACAAAAGCAAAGACTTGCGAGTGCAGTAGTTTAAGTGCTATACAAGAAGCACAGGAAGTAGTTAAAGCAGTTGTACAACTAGAACACACTGAAGGCGATATCAGTGGTGCTATAGTTATGAAACAAGACCCCGGCAAGCCTACTATTATACGAGGTATAATAAAAGGACTTACATCAGGCAAGCACGGATTCCATGTACATGAATTTGGGGACCTTAGTAAAGGTTGTGAAAGTGCTGGTGGGCATTACAATCCAGAAGGTGTTGACCATGGCGGCTTATCAGACGGGCATATAGGTGATTTAGGAAACATAGTTGCCAATGACGATGGTATAGCAAGATTTAAAATTGTTGCAAGGCGTATTGACCTAAGCGGCGACAGAAGTATTGTTGGTAGAGCAATAGTTATACATGCTGATGAAGATGACTTAGGCACAGGCGGAGATGAAGAAAGTCTTAAAACAGGTAACGCAGGTGATAGGTTAGCATGTGGAGTTGTACGTTTAAGAAAGAGCGTAGAAGAAAGTTATACTAGACCAGTATATGAGAAAACATTTGATAGAAATCAATTACCACAAATTAAAAGAAAACATTTAGTAGGCTCAGAGTTCAAGTACAAAGAAGGAACAATGAGCATAGACAAAATTAAGCCTGTACAGACTCAGCGTGTAGACGGATTAGCAAAGAAGTCTCAGGATGTATTTTTAAACAACGAAGACAAGCCGTTTATAGTAGATAAGAAAGGATACCTTATTAATGGCCATCATAGATTTGATGCCGCCAATGTATTAGGTATTAAGAAAGTAAAAACTATAATGATAGATGCAGACATTGAAGACGTAATGAAAGCATTTGACCACACCACAAGTGACAGAGCAGTAATGGCAGAAAATTACTTTAAGAATCTGTTGGAAACAAAAATGAATAAGCCACAGTTTGATGTGGAATGGGATGAAGCACAACGTTATCCAGAGTTTAAAAAATTAGGCAAAGACGGTTGGGTCGAACTTGCTAGTAAAGGAAAAGCAACAACTATTGTGAGCGCCAAAGATATCAACAACACAGATGCGGCAGATGTTGACAGTTTTAAAACATTGGATCCACAAAAACAAAAACGTGCAACAGCACAATTAAAAAGTGGTAAAGTAGAAATGCCTATTGTGGCTGTTTACAGTGATGGGCACAAGGAATTGATAGGCGGTAACACTAGGCTTACAGCAATGATGCATGATAAAGGTCAAGCAACTGTATGGCAATTTGAAGTACCGGATGAAATTTTAGACGAAAACTTTGCTGACGGCAAAGTGAAAGGCAAAAGTCGTCCAGGCAGAGTAAAGAAGTCTGGCGCTAGTTGTGATGGTTCAGTTACAAGTCTACGCAAAAAAGCAAAAGACAGCAGTGGAGAGAAGTCAAAAATGTACCACTGGTGTGCCAACATGAAGTCCGGTAAGAAAAAGAAATAGTTAAATACTGCTATGCTTATAGCGGACATCCATAATCCATTTAAACAATTTATGCAAGACTGTGGCCTTGATGTGTCTCATGTACCAGCAACTTCACGTGAATCTATATTTGCAATGAACGAATGTTTTAATTGGACACACCCTAATCATAAAGATCAACCTGTTTACTTAATGGAACCTGTATTGTATGTGATTAGTCTAGACGGATTCGATTCCAGTGTAATTTTTAACACATGGCAACAGTACAACACTGAACATTTACTAATACCTAAGTTTATAACAAACAACCCACATGCAATAGTTCTGTTTGAGAATGGGGCAGAAGGGCATTGCGATAAGGACATATTCGAGTTTATTCACCAAGTTACACAGTCATACAAGCTCACTACAGTGTTTTACGGTAATAGTTGCGTCAATATAGCAGATATATTTAAAACGTTTAACTACGACACTTTTGATGTGCTATACACTAGGAATTATAAAGAAGACACAATGCTTGAGTTAGAAATTAACGATGAATTTGATTTTAGCACACCTAAAACACATTTATTTAATTGCTTAAACAATGCACCCAAGCCACACAGAGCATTATTATTAGGAGCATTTATAAAGCACAGGCTACAAGATAATATACTAAGCAGTCCAGATGTGCCTTTTGAAAAAATTACAGCAAACACAATGGAATACTTTAGTAAAAATCTTACAAGTATTGCAGACATACAAAAAGGTGTTAATTATTTAGAAGCATTGTCGCAAAATTACCCTATAAAGTTTGATGACAGAGATGACGATATTGTCCATATGAGAACTATGAGTAATAGTAGTACGTTTTATGCTAACATGTTTGACTGCGACATACAATTAATAACAGAATCCACCGTAGGCAATTGTTTATACTTTACTGAAAAAGTTTTTAAGCCTATCATACAAAAGCAACCGTTTATATTGCTTGGCCCAAACCGTATAAATCAACATTTACAACAAATGGGATATAAAACATACGACCATTTGTTTGACAATATGCAATTATATGATACTGAAACAAACATTATACACAAAATTGATATGTTGGTGGATAATTTAGAAATATTACAAATGAAAAAGGACAATCCTGCTATGTGGCAAGACGTAGTTGAGCAAAGTATTGAATGTGCTGAACATAATTATAACATATTTCAAGACAATTGTACATTCATTTTAGAAAATATTAGAAAAGATACAAGCGACTGGCTAAAAGTGTATACAGATTTTACTAAAATCTTTTAAAGAAAGATAAATAACAGTATGAAGATTTCAGATATTATAATAAACGAAACAGCATCAGTTGGAGGCATGAGCGCCGGCGCAGTTGCAACAGTAATAAAGCCAATTGCCAATGACGCACAGCGTATAGCCCAACGTCCAAAGAAGCCCAAGAAAACTAAGTGGGCTCATAAGAAGCCAGGCCCTAAGACTAAAAAAGAATCTACACTAATTAAGAGGTAGCATGAGAATTTTAGCATCTAAGAATGGACCCACCGTAGTAAGTTCGAAAGAATTTCACTTCTTTGACAAATTATCACATGAAAAAGGTATATACGAGTATGAGCTTAATGAAAATGAGTTATATACAGCCCAACAATTAAGACAACGTGGATTAGTATTAAGAGTAAATGATAATGGCAAAGCAAAGTACAAAGCAGTCGCACAAAAAAACGACTAACCTAGACAAAAAACAAGTTGCTAAGAAGTTGGAAACAGCAACTAAAAATGTCTTGGCTAAAGGTTTATACTTCTCTGTGAAAACAAAAGAAGGGTTGTTTGATATTATTAATGCTACTAACAAAAAAATAGTATGTAAAGATGTTTATTTGCCGGAAACAGCAAGAACAATAGTAACAACACTAAAGTCTACTCCCACAAAAAAACTTAATCCCACAATACATTTAATTAACTCTGCTATTTTCAAGTATCAAGATGAGGTAGCAAAGCATTACAACGATTTAGTGTTTTATAGACACACTATGCGTACTACTAAAGATAGCGAAAAATTCTATGTTGTAGAGAGTAGAGCAGACATGTCAATGATGCATTTACGTCATTGTAAAGACCATTTACATTCCCACATACATAGTTCTTACTAACGGCTTATTTTTTTATACTGTTTTTATAAGTTTTTGATAAATACAAATAACAATTTAACTTTTATCGGGAAAGAACATGAAAATAACAAATTTTAACCAAACGCCTCAGAAAAGGATTAAAGAAATTAATTCATATCTGAAAGAGGCTCACGGTGTGCAAGTAAAAGGTTTGCACAGTAAAGGCAAACTTGAAAGCATTAAAGAAAAAGCAGAGCAAACGCTCGTTAGATTACGAAACACAAATCGTAAGTTTAACTTAGATCCAGAATACGCAAAGTTTTTAGGCGTTAGAGATATTATTGACGTGATGATTAACGAAGGCGTATACGCTGAAAGTCCTGCAATGCAAGAAATGAAAGCAGGTATTACTACTGAAGTTAAAGACTTAATGGACGGCGGTTACACAATGGACGAAGCAAGTAAAGAATGTATGAACAAATTCCGTAAAGATTCCCGATATGCACATGACGATGAATTTGTTTTACCGATCGTACTTAAAGCGGCTAAAGATTACATGGAAGCATGTAGCTCAATGAGCGAAGAAGTTGCTGAAGCATTTCCTGAGACAGATATCAATGAATACTTGTTCCAAGAAATGGCGAAAGAAGTTGGAATGGAAATAGACAATGTTGAAGCATTAAAGGCAATTGAAGAAAAATTAAATATGTTTGCAGAAGTAAGTGGCAAGAGCAGAGACTCAGTTGTTGGCTTCCTAAACGGTTTAGAAGAAGATGCAGTTGCAAACGGTATTCAAATGTTTGGTAAAAAAGTTGCAGAACAAAATAAATTTACAGGTGCTAGAAAAGACGCTATTGCACAAGGTAAAGATTCTTTTGAAGTAGACGGCGAAGAATTCACAGTAACTGGCGACACAAAAGACGAAAAGAAACAAGACGCTAAAGAAAGCATGTTTGACGATATCATTGATGAAATGATTAATGAAGAAGTAGAAGTAGAACAAGCAGAAGTTGTTATGGCACTTAGAGCCTTAGCAGACGATGTACAAGACCACGTTGAAAGAGTTGGCAGAATGATTAATGAAGATCTTCCTGCTATATTAGATCAAATGAAATCAGAGTTTGGTGCAGAACAGGCTGTTCAAATGAAGCAGACAATGGAACAAACTTTAACAGCAGTACTAGACAGTAACAAAGCAGGTAAAGATGGACTTGACGGAGTTATTGCTGGATTAACTGGTACAGGTGATGGAAGCATGTTAGGTGCTGAACCTGGAATGGAGCCTGGATTAGGCGGTGAAGAAGAACCTGCATTAGGCGGTGAAGAACCTGCATTGGATAATGTACCTGCCGCGGCTGGCCCAGAAGATGAGCCACTAGGTAGAGCACCAGTAGAGCTTTAAATGAAAATTAACGAAGTATTACTCTTCGAACTATACTTCGATGACTTACAACTTGCTATAAGTGATAGAATAGCACAGCAAGTTGGGTCCGACGTTAGTGAGATACCAACGGAAGAGTTCCGTAAGAGCCTCGCAGACGATGGATTTTTGATGAGCACGGATGAACTTGTCAAAGCACTTAACGACATGGATGTCGTTAGTAGTGCAGATGAAAACAGTATTGTTCCCAAAGGCAAAATACCAAACGACACAGTTGACCCAGACGCAGAGCAAGACGATGCGGTTGACGTAGGTGCTATGGCAAACGACCAAGCACTCGGTGACGTAAAAACTGACCTCCCACAATAAACAATAACTAAATACTTGCATGGAAATCCAGAACTTAATGGAAGGCATTGTGAGTCGTGCTACAGTCTATGAAAGGTATGTAGTACATAAAGAGTTTTTCACAGATATATCAAATACAATAGAATATACACTTAACAGTCTCTGGCATAGAGAACAAGAATTAAGTGAGTTTTCTGATGGGTTTAATTTAGCAGTTGGCTGTAGCCATACTTTTGGAATAGGTGTTAACAAGCCTTGGCCCTCATATTTTGAAAATACATATAATGCAGGAGTACCTGGAGCAACTATTCACGATATGATAGATATTGCATTTGCAATATATAAAGAAAAACAATACAGTAAGTTAATGTTGTTTGCACCACATGGAGAAAGGCTTATAGTTTTTAAAGACGGTAAACAAGAAGCACTTATGCCTTACAGTAAAAGTTTTGAAGATTTTAAAAACATTGACATAGATACAAAAATGTACTATAATAGTAGGTCAGTTAGTCATTTATTAACATTTTGCGAGATCAACAATATTGAATTGCAACTTATTAATTATAACAGTATAAGGTTTTTAAAAGAACATAAGGATTTAATAGTAGACAAAGCCGCTGATGATGTACATTACGGCGAACAAACACACAACAATTTTGCAGGATTATTTGATGTTAATAGATAAGATACAATATAAAAAATTAGAAAGAGTTACCACTGCCGAAGGCAGGAAATATGTCGGTGATGATAATGTACCAGTACCAAGTGTAACTACAGTATTAGATAAGACTTCAGACAAAACAGCCTTGATAGCCTGGCGCAAACGTGTAGGCGATGCTGAAGCAAATCGTGTCAGTAAAGAAAGTGCTGGTTTAGGTACGAAGGTACATAATGCATTAGAAAAATATATCCTCAGTGAAGATTACGAAATCAAAGGGAATAACTTTGTAAGTATACTTGCAAGGGATATGACTAATCTAATGATTAATGAGGGCTTCGGCAATGTCGATGAAGTATGGGGCACTGAAGTTGGCTTAATTGCACCTGGTCTTTATGCTGGAACAACTGATTGTGTAGGAATACATGATGGCGAAGAAGCAATTATTGACTTCAAGACTAGCAAGAAAATTAAAAAAGAAGAATGGATCCAGGACTACTACTTACAGTGTTGTGCTTATGCGTTAGCACACAATGAGATGTACGGCACTAATATTAGAAAATGTGTTATACTTATGGTTAGTAGAGATGTTGCTTTCAAGCAATATGTAATACAAGGTGACCAGTTTGACGAGTATTGCGACAAGTGGGCCGAACGACTGTCGGAATACTATGCATCACTATGAAGCAAGTAGTCTTAGTACAACATGCAGTAGGTGAAATTAGTGTAGACAACTTTGCTGTTGTCGACATGGAACTTCCAGAATTACAAGACGGTGAATACTTAGTAAAGAATATTTACTGTGGTACAGATCCCTACATGCGTATTTCGATGAATCCAGGAGAAGTGTTTCCTAACTATCCAATGGTAACATTGAATGAAGGCATACCAGGTGAGTCTGTAGGCGAAGTTATTGAAAGTAAAAATGTAGACTTTCCAGTCGGCACTCACATGTGGCACAAAAAGGGTTGGCGCACACATGCAATAGGCAATAGCGATACAGAGCATTTTGTTATACCCGCCAATATTGATCTAAAAAAATATTTAACATTTTATAGTTTAGTGGGAAGGACAGCATACTATTCCTTAACTAAAGTTCTAAATGTAAGCAAAGGCCAAATACTAGGTGTTAGCGGTGCAACCGGCGGCGTCGGTAACATGGTTGTACAGTTTGCAAACCTTATGGGAGTTAAAGCATACGGCTTAACAAGTACACAGGAAAAAGCAGACCTAATAACCCAATTGGGAGGTACTGGTGTTGTTGTGCCTCGTAAAACTTCCGTACTAAAAATAAAAAAAATTATACAAGAACAATGTGAACCCTTTGATGCTTACCATGAGAATGTCGGCAACAACTATTTCTTTGGTGCATTACAAAATATGTCCTACAGTGGTATAATGTCTTATTGTGGGGTTATGTCTTTGTATCAAGATTTAGCACCAGGCGGCGGCCCTAACTTATTTGCTTTAACAGTAAAAGACGTAACCATTAGAGGTTGCAATATGACAAAGGATCTAGTTTATGGATCCGAAGAATGGAAAGAACAATTTAGTTGGACTGATGAATTCCATAAGTTTATAAACCATAATATCGATGAATTACAGTGCATTAATTCAATATATGACGGCATTGAATCTATGCCACAGCAGTTCGTAGATCATTTTACACCAAAAACTCCATGTTCGGGTAAATCTTTGTGCAGGATCTGAAACTAGATTAGCTCAAAGTGATAAATACATTTATAAGAACATATTGGAGTTTACATAGTGTCACATCAAGACAATGCAAATTTAAAAATTATTATCAGCAGAATTCAGCAAAGGCGTGGATTAAAGCAGGATCTACCGCATCCACTTAGACCTGGAGAGATTGGTTTTGCTACTGACAGTAAGCAAGTTTATATCGGCGCTGACACTGACGATGCCATTAGTGCAACGTATAATAAGACTGTAACATTAGAAGGCACATTGGGTGCTTCTGCTAGAACATTAAGTTTAGCAAATAGTCAAATTATCAAGTTCACAGTTCCACATATTAGATACCCAAAAGGCTCGAGCCTGCAGGGCTTCGATGGTGTGAGTAAATCTAAGTCTTGGAAAGCAAACACCACACTGATTAGTAGTACAAATTTAACAGATGCAGATGGTAATGCTGTGGTAAGAACAGTGTTCGATAGCACAGTTAGTGGTGCAAACTTTATTAATCAAAACCAAACAAGCAGATCCTTTACAGCAGATGATATCACAGTTTTACTTAATGGTGTAAAACAAGATGGTGATAGCAGTGGTACAGGTGCTATAGTAAACACAGCATACGATTATAACTTTATAAGTGCTAATACTTCTACAGCAGACCACTCGTTGTATTTAGGCTTTGCCCCACAAAATTCAGATGATGTTGCAATTACATATTATGGCAACACGCACGTTAATCATATTATTTCAAATACTGTTATTGCAAGTGGAGCCACTACAACTGGTTTCTATGCAGATCAAAGTATTCCTAGTTATAGACAGATTGACCCAGACTTAGTTTTAGTTAATCCACAAGTAGGCACAGGCTTCATTGGGTTAGAAAAGAAACATATTGACGTAGTTACAGAAGGACTTGGTATTGCTAACACTAGCAGTATTGCAAGTGCTAATGTTGTTTTTGTTAAAGACCCTGCAGATCCAAGTTTAAGTGTTGGTGCAGGAACTTCAGATGTAACTTATAGTGGAATAGGCAGAGTTACATCAACAGTAGATGTTGCTAATTCAACAATTACATTTGATACAGGACAAGAGAACATTATATTTACAGAACTTGCAAATGCTTCTTCAGGCAGTTTCGGTTATGTATGGACAGAAGGTGCAACACATACTGCTGGCAATCCTCCTTCAACAGTGAGTTCATGGTATCATAAAAAACTGCTACCAATTTCAGCAAACAGTGTTGCTAATACGTTTAGTGTGACATTACCATCCAATGCATGGTCAACAGGTAGAAGTGTAACAGCGGCAGTTGATTCAAGTAACACAGTTACACTTACCACTCCTGATGTTACAGGTGTTCTTGTTGGAGATAAGGTAGAGTTTTATGGTAATGCACAGTTAAGTGGTGAGTATCCAGTAGTAACAGTATCACCGGGACTAAACAAGTTTACTATTACAGAAGCAAATGTAACAGGCGGTATTACTAGCGGACTTGATTTCATTAACAGAGGTCAAACGACAGGTTCAGACACTATTCAAATTTACAGTGAAGATCATGGATTTGATATAGCAAACATATCAACTGGTATTATTACGACCAGCAGTTCAGATACGGCTAAAATTAACAATGCAAACTTTACTTTATCAGGTAGTATTATAACAAGTAATACATTTTATATAGATGCAAATGCAGAAGTAGATTCCAATGTTACAGGTAACTTTAATCCAAACTTACCAGACTTGATAGCAGATGACGAATTAACTATTAAGCCGGCATACTTACTAGATGTTTCTAGTGAAACAACAGTTAACGGCATTATATCTTTAATTAACGGCAAGAACCAATGGTTTAACCTTAGTTTAAAACCCGGCACAACTGATGAGATTTATATCACCAGTGATGACCAAACTCAGTATAGAATTATTAATGATCCACAGGATACTGTAGACTCATTTGGTGCTTTAGGATTTACAACAGGCACACATGCAACAAGATCAGGTAATACAATTAAAGCAAAATTAGAAGTTTGGCTGGACAAAGTATTAAATGACGAAAAAGTAAACATAGTGAATGATGTGTTTATCAACAACAAGTATAGTAATAGTGCAAATGTTCAAGCATTAGGCACATGGCAAATTGATGTTGATACAACTAATGGCGAGATTAACTTTGACAGTAGTGATGAAGCTGGCAGTTTTGCAGAGCTAGTTAATAGATTATACTTTAAAACTAACGATCCCGATAAAAGAGGATTAGTAACAATTAAAACTAATATTGAGATGCTTACAACTCAATCATTAGAATTAGGGCAATCAGAAACATTTTATTCACAGCCACAGCAATTAACAATTGGTGCTGGTACAGGTATTGCTCTTACAGACTTAGGTACTGATGCAACTGCTATTGACACATTGTTTATTGACTATTCAATAGTTGGTCAAGCATTAGACAGTTCTAACAGTGCTGTAACAAGATACTACAACCAAACTGGTACATTATTTTACAATGCTAACCCACTTGCAGGCACAGATGCCGCCGGCAATATTTCTGGATCGGTCTTATTACAAGATGTATCAAGTTCAGCACACGACACAAACTTAGCCACTGGTAACGCATATTACTCGGGGTCCATTGAATTTAGCGGTGCAATTGCAAACGGTACTGTTTCTATTTCCGCTGACAACAATGTTACACCTCCTACTAGTAACGCAGTAATGAAATATGTTGTTCGTAAGTGGAAGTCTCAATAAGAACCGGATATGTTCGATAAAACCACCGATGTTGAAAAACGTCTGAAAGAGTTTAGAACGATCAGACGTGAATCTAAAACAGAAGCAGATGTATTAGAATACTTTGCTGAAATTAAAATCCACAACAGATACTTAGACTACTGGACTCCTAAAGACTGGATGGCTCCTTTTGATATTATTGAAAACGGTTATTTCTGTACCACAGGAGTTTCTATACTGCTATACAATGTTTTGTCGAATTTAAAGTTCATAGATCCGAGCAAAACAGAGTGGAAAGTGATAAGTAATCATGTTACAGGAAAAGATGGAGCAATCTTTATATCCGATGGATATGCTTATAATCTGAGCCCTGGACATAAGATATTATTTGCTGATAATGAAGACAAGTATATCGTATTACAGGACTTAAAAAACATAGAAGTTCCTATTATTTAATCTTGACATTGATTCAAAATGTGCTATAATAGGAAAACTAAGATACAGAACATTTTACAGGATAAACAATGCAGGTACAGAAAAGAGACGGACAACTAGAAGACTTAAATATTGATAAGTTACACAAAGTTGTTATGTATGCCGTCGAAGGCATAACAGGAGTTAGTGCGTCAGAAGTAGAAATTAACTCACACATCCAATTTTTCGATAAAATTACATCAACAGATATTCAAGAGACCCTTATTAAAAGTGCGGCAGACCTCATCAGTGAAGAGTCACCGAACTACCAATATGTGGGTGGAAGACTCATCAACTATCATTTAAGAAAAAAAGTTTATGGTACGTTTACTCCTCCTTGCTTATGTGACATTATCGATAAGAATATTGATATTGGATTTTACGACAAAGAGTTTACAGAACTATACACTAAGGATGAAATAAATCAATTACAAGAATACATTGACCATAGTAGAGACGAGTATTTAACTTATGCGGCTATGGAACAATTCCGTGGTAAGTACCTTGTACAGAACAGAGCAACAGGTGAACTATTTGAAACACCACAAGTAGCATATATAATGATAGCGGCTACATTGTTTAGTAAGTATCCAGCAGACACTAGGATGAAGTATGTGAAAGCATATTATGATGCTATTAGTACTTTTAAAATATCTTTACCTACGCCAGTTATGGCAGGTGTGCGTACACCACAACGACAGTTTAGTAGTTGTGTGCTTATTGAAACTGATGATAGTTTAGATAGCATTAACGCAACAAGTAGTGCCGTAGTTAAGTATGTAAGTCAAAAGGCTGGTATTGGTATTGGTGCAGGAAGTATTAGAGCAATCGGCTCTAAGATTAGGAGTGGAGACGCAACTCACACAGGAGTTATCCCCTTCTATAAACTATTCCAATCAGCAGTTAAGTCATGCTCACAAGGTGGAGTAAGAGGCGGAGCGGCTACATTATACTATCCTATTTGGCATTTAGAAATTGAAGACATGCTTGTACTAAAGAACAACAAAGGTACAGAGGATAACAGAGTACGTCATATGGACTATGGTGTACAGTTTAACAAGTTGATGTACGAAAGATTATTAAGTGGTGGAGACATTACGTTATTCTCACCAAGTGATGTTCCAGGATTGTATGATGCATTCTTTAATGACCAAGAAGAATTTACAAGATTGTATGAACAAGCAGAAGAACGCACAGACATTAGATACAAAAGTATTCCTGCTGTAGAGTTGTTCAGCAACTTTGTACAAGAAAGAAAAGACACAGGTAGAATATACTTAATGAATGTTGACCATGCAAATACACATGGTGCATTTATAGAATCAGAAGCACCAATTAAACAAAGTAATCTTTGTTGTGAAATTAACTTACCTACTAAACCATTATCACATATCAATGACGAAGAAGGTGAGATTAGTTTGTGTACGTTAAGTGCAATCAATTGGGGAGCAATTAAAAAGCCTGAAGACTTTGAAAAAGTATGCGACTTAGCAGTTAGAGGTTTAGACGAATTGCTAGACTATCAGGAGTATCCTGTAATTGCCGCAGAACTTAGTACCATGAACAGACGCCCACTAGGTGTTGGTATTATTAACTTTGCATATTGGTTAGCAAAGAATGACACAACATATCAAGATCCTAACTTAGAGTTAGTAGACGAATGGGCTGAAGCATGGAGTTACTTCTTAATCAAAGCAAGTGCAAACTTAGCCATTGAGAAAGGCGCAATTGCTAAAAATATGGAAACAAAATACGGACACGGTATTACACCTAACCAAACATACAAATCAGATGTTGACGAGTTAGTAAAGCATAAAGAAAGACAGGATTGGAAAGGATTGCGTAAGCAACTCAAAGAAACAGGTATCCGTAATTCAACACTAATGGCACTTATGCCAGCAGAAACATCAGCACAGATTAGTAACAGCACAAACGGTATTGAACCACCACGCAGTTACATCAGTGTTAAACAAAGTAAGCATGGTGTGTTGAAACAAGTAGTACCAGGTTATCCTAGACTGAAAAACAAGTATGATTTACTGTGGGATCAAAAGAGCCCAGAGGGTTATATTAAGATTATGGCTGTTCTTCAAAAGTACATAGATCAAGGTATTTCGGTAAATACATCTTACAATCCAGAACACTTTGAAGATGAAAAGGTTCCGATGTCTGTTTTGCTACAACATCTTATAATGTTTTATAAATATGGTGGCAAGCAGTTATACTACAACAACACATACGATGGACAAGGCGAGATAGATATCAATAAAGATGATGCACAACAATCGTTACCCACCACTACATTTGTAGATGATGAGGATTGTGAGAGTTGTAAAATATAACAAAAGGAAATTAAGATTTGCAAAAGCAAAAGAAAAAGAAAAAGATGAGCGTACTAGATTTAACAAACAAAACAGACCACACTAAAGCAAAAATGTTCCTAGATGCGAATGGAACACCTGGCGTACAACGTTTTGATGTTGTTAAATATAGACAGTTTGAAAAGTTTACAGAGAAGCAATTAGGTTTCTTTTGGAGACCTGAAGAAGTTGACATTGTAAAAGATGCCAAAGACTTCAAAGATCTAACGGATTTTGAGAAGCATATCTTTACCAGTAACTTAAAGCGACAAATACTACTTGATAGTGTACAAGGTCGTTCACCTAATCTTGCTTTCTTGCCTATAGTAGGAATACCTGAGTTAGAGACTTGGATTGAAACTTGGGCATTCAGTGAAACAATTCACAGTAGAAGTTACACACATATTATCAGAAACGTATATCCTGACCCGAGCAAAGTTTTTGATGAAATGACAAAGATGAAACAAATTACCGATTGTGCTGATAGTATTACATCAACATATGATGCACTCATACAACACAATTTATTAAGAGAACGTGGACTAACAAGTTACAATGAATACGAGCATAAGAAAGCATTATGGTTATGTATCATGAGTGTAAACATACTTGAAGGTGTACGCTTTTATGTATCATTTGCATGTAGTTGGGCATTTGCAGAACTTAAAAAGATGGAAGGTAATGCTAAAATTATTAAGTTTATTGCTAGAGATGAAAATGTGCATTTGGCTAGTACACAAACAATGTTAAAATTATTACCTGCAGACGATAAAGACTTTGCAAAGATCAAAGAAGAAACAAAAGAAGAATGTAAAGCAATGTTCTTAGATGCAGTAGAGCAGGAAAAAGCATGGGCAGACTACTTGTTCAAAGACGGTAGTATAATTGGTCTTAATGCAGAACTACTAAAGCAATACATTGAGTTTATTGCAGGCAAACGTATGAGAGCGGCACAAATTGAAACAGATTTCAACACTGGCACAAATCCTTTACCTTGGACACAGAAATGGATCAGTGGCGGAGAAGTACAAGTAGCACCACAAGAAACTGAAATCAGTAGTTATGTTATTGGCGGCACAAAGCAAGACGTAGACAAAGATTCATTTAAAGGATTTAGTTTATAATGCCCGGTGTAACCAGAGTATTACAAGATGCCGCCGGCGGAACTAATATGGGACCAGGGGCACCTACTGTAAAAACAGAAGGCAAAACTACATCAGTTATCAACGATAACCAAGCACCACACGGAGAAGCACCTCACGTTTCTGCTAAATTAGTGTCGTCAAGTAGTACTGTGTATGCTGAAGGCAAGTTAGTTACTAGAGATGGTGATAGTGCTTCGTGTGGTCATACAACAAATGGTTCGGGTACCGTATTTGCAGGTTAACCACTGTTACTTATAGATAAGTAACTGTATGGTCTTATTTCAATTCGAACAATCAATAATAACTGATAATTTACCTGTGGATGTAATCAAAGTATTACATCATAATACATATCTTCTAGATGTACAACTCAACGAATACGATTTAATTAATCAAATCACTAGCAATTTCAATGTTGTAAGTATGCAAAGCAACAACGATTGTGCTTATATCGACGTCTACGAACGTCTTACAGCGTCTTACACGGTACTTCAAGCCGAGGATAAACTAGTACACCTAATAGAAAAATTAGACTTATTAGCATTTACTGAACCACAGATTATATGCATTAGTTGGCAAATGGATAGGAATTATATAGTTGATTATAGGATTAATAGGCTACTAGAGGCAGGACATAAGGTTGTATGTGCAGGAGGAAATCAAGACTTACCTGTATTGGATATTAGTCCTGTTGCAGTTGACGGAGTTATTAGAGTAGGCGGCAACAAGCATAACGGCAAATATCAGAACTGGATAGACTTATACGACATAACGGTTCCAGGCATAAACTGCTCAAATGAAGCGGCACATAGAGTCTGTGAAATATTGACAAACAAAGAACTTGAAATAGAGTACAAGTTAGACTTTTACAGTGAAAGTCATATTCGTAGTGCGCCATGGCCTCTTAGACTCGCACAGACGCCGTCTAGTAACCACAAACTATATGAGTTTAATCCTGTATCCAACTTAAGATATATTGCAGGAGAACACTTACTTCCTAGTAGACCAGGTGACGTCACAAGTGTACTAAGCGGTTCTGCACCACTACAAGATTTTGTTGGTGTTGATAATATAGAATTAGATTCTAATATGCCAAGGGGCATAACATTCGATCCTAACGTAGGATGGTTATATGGCACATTCAAATACAAAGAAGCAATGTTTCATAAAATACTTGCAGATATAAACGGGCAACTGTTCGAGTACCATATTATAAGTTGCGATGCTGATTCTAAGCCTAGTTACGAAGAAGTAAAACAAAAATATTTTAATCGACCATATGACGCACCTCCCTTTACGTTAAGAGAATATTGGGTGCCTATGGCAAGACCAGTTAAACTATTAGAGCCAGGAGATCCTTTTATTAGAACTTATAACTTAAATGATTTACATTTGTACAGGAGTTACGAATGAGAGGAATAACATTTAGTGAGTTCAGTGGTGGGCAAAATGTTGACATGTTTTTACATGCTCCGGAAACTATGCCCGGCACACCTATGCAAGAAGCAATTAATACAGCAATAAAAATTAGAGAAAAATATACAAAAGACATTTATGTGTGGTGTGATTACAGTGTACAGCACATGTATTCACAACTTGCCATGCAGGCATTCAAGATGGCAGGCATCGATTTCAAAGCCGCTATTCCAATTTTAAGTAATAATTTAAGCAAACGTGAGAACGAATGCACTATTGCATATTGTGAAAGTAGAAATATACCATACGAATTATTTTACATAGATGTACCTGCATTATTCGACGGACCAGACTTTTTATATTGGGGAGAGCATTTCCCTACCACGCAACCTCAAATGACAATAGTGGGACAGTTTTTTGACCTACTACCAGATTGCTGTTTAGTATATCCTGGATTTATGATGCATGTTAGTAATAGCGAATGGACTAGAAGTAAAAACAATGGCTTCATGCCTTTTGTACCACATGCAACACAGGAACATGCCGCGGCCCATGCCGGACTAGAGTACACTAACTTCCAAGAACATTATGTAAACATGTACAGTAGTTGGTTCTTCACGCAAAGTTACAGTGAGGTGTTCAAAATGGCTACACAAGAATTTGTAGATAATGCCCCACATAGGTATTATCAGTATGAAATGCGTACAATAAAACAAGCAGGTTTTGATATAAAACCTACAACGCAGAAGTTAATTGGCATTGAATTACTCAAAAGTTTCTTCGGTCATGATAAATACGATAAAGAGCTTCGACAAAAACTAATGCCTTATGGTCCACTGACTATGAAGTATGCTAGTTTACAGTACACCGTTAAAGTCGACACAAAACTTAAAGACATGTTAGAAACTTATTATGAAACGAATTTTGAATTCCTTAACAAACTTTTTTAAAGATAAAGCAAAAGCAAATTTCTGGTTATATACTTTACCTGTGCAATTAGTAGGTTGGTGTATTATTCCTATTATGGCATACAATGGTGACTGGAACTACTTATGGCTAGGCTTACTTACATACTTCCTATTTGGTTGTGTGGGCATGGCTATCGGATTACATAGATACTGGGGCCACGCCGCATTTGAAATGCCTAAATGGAAAGAACGCATTATGACAACTTGCAGTATATTTAATGGCTATGGTGCAATTTTTCCTTGGGTTATGATACACACAGCGGGGCATCACAAGAACAGCGACAGAGAAGGCGACCCACATAGTCCTACACAAGGATTTTGGCATGCCTTTTTAACATGGCACAGAGAACAAAAATACTTTGACCAACACATTGATAGACGTGTTTTGGTTGGGTATATTAGACGTGGTTTTGTCAACGACAAATATTATCAGTTTTTAAACGACTATCATTTAGCAATCAACTATGGCACAGTTTTATTAGCATGGGCATTGTTTGGTTGGGAAGTTGCACTATACGGCATAGTGTTTGGTGTATGGGCAACATTAATGAATACAAGTACTGTAACGGCACTTAGCCACTACAAGTGGTTTGGTTACAGAAATTTTGAAACAAAGGATAACAGTGTAAACAATAGAGTGGGTGCAATACTCACATGGGGTGAAATGTTACATAACAATCATCACAGATATTGGAATGCACAAAGCAACAGTCACCATTGGAGCGAAATAGATATGAGTGGCTGGGTAATAAAAGGACTTAAAAAGTAATGCTATTCTATCTAATATTTTTACCACTAGCCGCACTAAGTTTAGGCTATTCCTTATTTTACGGTACAACACATTTATGGACTGCAACAGCATTCTTTACTTTGTTATATAGCGGATATGGTGTCAGTGTTGGATATCACAGATTACACAGTCATAGAAGTTTTAAAACTTGGGAGCCTATAAGAAAACTATTATTGTATTTCGGCTGTCAAGGAGCACAAGGTTCTCCAGTAACATGGAGCCTTATTCACAACAGAAGTCATCATGCACACACAGACAGAGAAGGAGATGTGCATACACCTACGAAAGGATTATTTTATGCTTTCTTTGGATGGATATTTGATAAAAGTAATCATCAATTTGCACAAACAGAACTATTTAAAATGAGAAAAAATTTAGACCCATATGCATTATGGTGCCACAAGAATTATACTTTGTTAATTGTTTTAAATTTAGTCTTAATTGCTTTGATTACAGGTTGGTGGTTTGACGGTAGATATGTACTTGCAAGTTTGAATGCAAGTTTTCTTGCTGTAATAATAAGCGGTATTGTTAACGTGTTTGGACACTTACCTATAAAAGGTTTAACATACGAAACAGATAAGACTAAAAACAACAGTACAAATAATCCCTGGTTAGTGTTTGTTAGTTGGGGCGAAAGCCTACACAACAACCACCACTATAGACCAGCAAGATTAAATTTTAATACTAAATGGTACGAATTGGATGTGGGAAGATGGCTAATAGCAACGATCAAAAAATCTTAAGAACTTTCTTTGACGGCAAAATAGGTTGCGTAGAACTCAACGACTATTGGATGCCAAAGCTAGAAAAATTCTGCAAGATAGCAGGAGACTTAGGATTCACACAAAATGCTTCTCCCCAAGCAATGAAAGTAGACCAAATCAAATATCATTGCATGGTAC